GGAGAATTTCGTAATGTTAAATAGAAGAAATTTATTACAAGCCAGTAGTTTTGGTTTCGGTATGTTAGCTTTAAAAGGATTGATGGCAGAAGAGGCTCTGAAAAGTAATAAGAGAGTTATATTCATGTATATGAATGGTGGTATGACTCATACTGATACTTTTGATCATAAGCCTTTAATGGTGGAAAAAGCAGGTATAGATGATCCTGTAAGTAAAGGTAGAAAGATTATGAAACCGGGAGTACCTTTAACTCCAGCAGGAGATAGTGGTATAGAAATTAGCGAGAACTTCCCACACTTGCGTAAACACGCAGATGATTTATGTTTGTTGAATGGTATGAAGAGTAAAACAGGTAATCATAATCAAGCCAGAAGTTTATTGCATACTGGTAATTTTCAATTCAGTAGACCTAGTATGGGTAGTTGGTTATTGTATGGATTAGGCACAGAGAATAAAGAGTTACCGGGGTTTATAACTATAGATGCTAACATTGGGCCAGATAATTATGGTAGTTCATTCTTACCGGCAGTATATCAAGGTACTGCTATTAATGCTGGTAGTAAAAGTGCTATACCCAATCTTGTAAATACATCTACAACTAAAGACAGACAAAGAAAAGATTTAGATTTATTAAGAGACTTTAATCAGATGCACCTAAAAGATGGTGCGGAGAATAGTAGACTAGAAGGATTGATTGAGAGTTATGAGTTAGCTTTTAGAATGCAGACAAGTGTTCCTAATACTGTTGATATATCTAAAGAATCACAAGAAACCTTACAGAAGTATGGTATCAATGATAAAGCTACTGCTAAGTTTGGTAAACAATGTTTATTAGCTAAGAAATTTAGTGAGGCAGGAGTTAGATTTGTAGAGATTGGTCATGGTGGTTGGGATATGCACCAGAATATTAATGATAATTTAAAAAAGAATACAACTGCTATTGATAAACCTATCGGAGCTTTGATCCAAGATTTAAAAGACTCTGGATTGTTTGAAGATACAATTATATTATTTGGAAGTGAGTTTGGTAGAACTCCCGGTATAAAAGAAGGAGCAACAGGTAGAGATCATAATAATAGTGGATTTTCTATGTGGATGGCGGGAGGTGGTATTAAAGGTGGTATGAGATATGGTTCTACTGATGACTTTGGACATAAAGCAGTAGATAGTATGGACATGCACGATTTACATGCTACTATATTGCATCTAATGGGTATTGACCATAGTAAATTAACATATAGATATAGCGGTAGAGATTTTAGATTGACTGATGTATTTGGAAATATTCAACATGATATTATAGCATAATGGCAAAAAACAAACCAAGAAAAAAGATTCCTAAAGAATTAGCAATTATTCAAGCAGATAATTGTACTGGTTGCGAGGCTTGTTTAGAAGTATGTCCTGTTGATTGTATATTCCAGATAAAACAGGGAGTAACTCAATGGTGTGAGATTGATCTATCTACTTGCATAGGTTGTGAACAATGTATTCATGTTCCCGGTAATAAGGGCAAGATGTATGATGTTAAAGTCTGTCCTTGGGATGCTATTGAGATGGTTCCTACTGAAGAGATAGCAGTAGCACAGGCTGATATGGGTGGGCCAGAAAAATACATAGATGAAAATTGGGACAGGTTAGTGGATATCGCACAAAATATAGCTGATTTAAAAGGTAAAAAAAATTAATACAAAGGTGTAATTTTATTATTATAAAGGAGACATATATTATGCATACAAATAAATATCTTGAATCAATTAAAGAACGCTGTACTCAGGGAAAAGCAGAAGAACTATCTAAAGATGTTTTTGATAATCCCGGTGAAGCTATGAAGAGAGCAAAAGAAATGGGATTAGAAGGTATGCATAATCATAAAGATAAGAATGGTAAGAATGTTTTCATGCCGGGTAAAACCCATGAAGAATATTTAAAGAAGAAAAAAGCTAAAGCAGATAAGCCAGCGCCAAAAGACCCTCGTAGAACTCCTGCGCCTAAAAAAGATCAGAAAAAAGGTAGCAAGAAAAATAAGCCTGATAGTGCTAAAGATGATAAAGGCAAGGTTACTTTTAATGAAAATACTACTACAAAATTAAAAAATAAAGTTAGCGAACATAATAAAAAAGGTAAAGGTAGTAAAGCTACATTAGGTATGTTAAAGGCAGTATATCGAAGAGGTGCTGGTGCTTATTCTACTTCTCATGCTCCTAAAATGAGCCGAGATGGTTGGGCTATGGCAAGAGTTAATGCTTTTCTTACACTGCTAAGAACAGGCAGACCGGCAAACTCTGGTTATAAACAAGACAACGATCTACTACCAAAGGGACATCCACGCAGTAGTAAATAAATTAAAGTTTGCTATTGACACAAGACGATAATATGTTATACTTGAGGAAACGCTCTTGGAGAACATATTATGGAAACTTTGATTGATCCTAAAGATATTACTAATTACAATCGTACAGATGTTGAACTAGAATCTTTCTGGATATTCTGTATTCTTGTTGCAGGAAAGAATAGTGATACTACCTCCAGATTAGTTACGAAGCTATTAAAAAATAGAGGAGATAAGACTCCCTTTGAATTTATACGAAGTCTTAAACTTGTGGAACTACACAATTATTTAACTGCACATAAGACGGGACAGTACGATAGAATACGTAAGGCTTTATTCTTCTCTGCAAGATTAGACCTAAGAACTTGCACAAGAGACGATCTGATGGATATTCATGGTGTTGGGCCAAAGACTGCACGATTTTTCTTGTTACATACTAGGAAATTTTGTGACGAAGTTGTTCTTGATACTCATATTCTCAACTGGATGAGAGTTAAGTGTGATATAAAAGATGCTCCTAAGAATACTCCACAGGTTCCAGAAAAATATGCTAAGTATGCAGGACTATGCAAATATCTCATGGAAACACATTATCCCGGCTTGACACTGGCTCAAGCAGACCTTATGATTTGGACAGAGATGAGTGGACGATTAGATTGATCTTGCTTTAAATCGTAATATGTTTTACGATGGCATGTTAGTTAGTTTATTTTATGGAGAAAATATGAGACTATTTTTAGCACTTATTTTATCAAGTTTTGCTGTTACTGCTTTTGCTGGTGAAGCACCAGTAGCACCAACCCCAGAAGTCGTAGCATCCTCAAGCGATTGCGGTAGTTGCAGTAGTAGCAACTGTAGGGTTCGTAGAGGCTTGTTTGGCAGGAGATATTTTATTCGTTCTACAGATTGTGCTTCCAATAAGACAGGCAGCACATATTCGAGAACTAGAACTGTTACAGACGGATGTGACAATGTTCTTCGTTCAAGAACTTTTAGTAGAACAATTTGTAATGGCAATACTTGTAATTGCAAGTAATCTCATGGGGGTGAGATAATATCAATCCCCCTTCTATTTCATGGAGGAAATAATGATGAAAAAAATAGTATTATGTTTAATCGCAATAACCTTATTAACAAATGTTTGTGAGGCTAGAAGAAACAGAAAGAAAAACAGTACGAATTATCAATATACATATGCTACTTCTGTAGACAATGGTTCGGCTCAAGGCGTTGCTAATACGATGGCATCGAGAAATTGTGTGAGTCATTTTGGTGGTCATGGAGGTATGTATGAAGGTTGTGGGAGTGGATGGACTCAAGATCAAGCATATAATAATTGTTGTTACAGCAAAAGTAGTATGGTCACAGTTGATGTGGGTTATGCTCAGAGTAAATACGGTATGTGGTATTGTTGTCGCAGATATAGTAAGTAATTTTTACCAAAAGGCGGTAGAAATAATGATAAAAAATGTACAGAAATATAGATGAAGATGAACGACTTTTAATTATGGTGCGAAGATACTGGGATGAAGAAGATCAATTAACAGAAGAACAATTACGTTGGATACTAAAAAATGAAGGATATTCAAAGGACGAAATTGACAATGCGATCAGTGATTATTTCGCTATTCATATACGCTCTAACATTCTCCTTCATTATTGGATTGCACCTATTGTTCTGATTATAGTAATGATTAGTTTAATTTGTTATGTTCAAAGTCTAATATGGATAAATGTTGGCCCATGAATATTTGGAAAGTCTGGTGCAAAGCATTGGGCGAAAAATCTGGTACAACTGACAGACAAAGCGATGGTATTGCTTTTATTAGAACTATACTGGTATTACAGGCTGTAATTACAAATTTTTTTATAGTTGCTAACATAATCCTGAATTGGTACTAAAGTTTACCGTTGACAATGCCGATAACATATGATATAATCATATGAAAGAGGAAAGAGGGATACCATGCTTAAAAAACTTACTTGGTTAGACTTACTAGCTTTTCTACAAGACTTAAAAGATCGAGGCGAACTACCATCTGAAGATGATGTTATGCTCCATAATTTAGAAACTGACGACGAATATCCTTGTGATGTTTTTGAAGTTGATAATAAATTAGTTATGAGCATTAACTGGGACATAGAATAGGATTTGTATAATGTTGCGTGTTGAACAAATTAATACTATGAATGATTTTAGTAATGCTATAGCCGATTATCTTAGTGCTGAATATGGAGATATCACTAAACAAATACCTGTTAATGATGAATTTAGAAATATTTTAGGCTCTATTATTAATAGTTGTTATGATGATGGAGAAAGCATTAATAATACAGCAAGTCACATTATGGAATTTATTAGAGAGATTCAATTATGATAGCTTCAAATCACAGAAATGACGTTATGCATGTCTCATGCAATCATTGCTCTAAAGAATATGCTATTTTTTTAAATGAAAAAGATTTTGATGAATGGCAAGAGGGAGAAGCATATATTCAAGATGCTTTGGCTTATCTTACTGCCTCAGAGAGAGAATTATTAATTAGTAATACTTGTAACGACTGCTGGAAAAAAATGTATGGAGAGGATATGGATGATGAATAAAGCCTTAGAATTTCAAGCGTTTGATCATTGGTGGAGAGAAGTAGCACAACCTAGAATGGATCATTACATTGATGGTTATCTAAACTCTAACCCAGAATATACTGAAGAAGACGTAGAAGATTACAGTGATAGTGGCTGCGTTCATCGAATGATTCACGAAGGCGAAACAAATAATATGCTATGGGAAATTTGTCAGGAAATATTTCACAAAGGATATTCTGGTGAAGATTGGATTCTTGATATGTCAGATAGTTTATTCTGTGAACTAGACGATATTACACAATTAAGTTATGAAGCAGGACAAAGGTGCGGAGTAGAAACATGAAATATCTTATTGAAGAAACTGATATGGATATTGTTCTTGATGCCCTCGATTCTTTGCATGAAGATATGAGATGGAACAATAAGAATGAAAACAATGTTGCTCCATATTCTTATAATTTAAAAGAAGTAGAAAGATTATACTATAGGTTCGCTAAAGAGGAGGATCAATAATGGGAAGTGATATTTTTACAGAAAGTGCTGTAGCTGTTGAGATGGTAAACTTTCTTCGGAGAAATGAAATCAAGAAGAAAGCAAACAGAGAATTAATTGCTAATACTTTATATCAAGAAAAATATATTGATGAAGAAGCACTTGCTACTATGGTTAAAAACAGAGATGGATTTATCGAAACATTTACTGCTGAACTTAGTATGGAAGAGGGGGAATACTCATCTGGATATGAAAATGATCGTGAACGTAATGAATTTATGATTAGGACATTTTGCCAGCATACAGGAATTGATGTTGATGATTTACCTGAGTGGAGCATAAGAATATTTGACAATAGCAGGGAATCAGGTTATGATATAATGACTGATGTTCTATACATTATGTTTGAACCTTACGATTTGTTTGAAACAAAAATGACAAAGCTGGGTGAAGAACTCGCTAATACATTACAGATGGATCATATTACCGAAACTACTTGGACTGTTCATTCTTACTAATAGGAGAAAATTTTTAATGGAAACTGCTAGCTTTACTTCAGAAGTTTTTGCTTTTATAGAAAATACTTATAATAAAAATTTACTAAGAAAAGTAAAAAATAAAGACAATACAAATACTGTGGATAAAATACTATCTGATAGTTTATCTAAAGAATATTCTGTCGAGAAAACAGCAAATAAAATTATAGCTATGCTCAGATTAAATCCATGAAAAAGAAAAGATCAGAACAATTTGTTGGAAGGTTTTCTGCTAAAGTCAGAAAGTATATATTAATAGAATATAATTTAGTATATAATAAAATATATAGTGATATGCAGATAACAAAAGAAGTAAGAACATTAATGTCAGAATATTATTGGGGTGGTAATAACATTCCTTTTACTGCTGGTCAAATAGTTGATTATGTAAGAAGTAAATATAAAGATGAATGATCCTACATTAGATAATAAAATATCACAAATTGTAAAACTATGCAATGAAAAGATTCAACAACAATTTAAACATGAATCTACTTCTGGTTACTATAATGACTATGATGACGGCAGAATCGTAGGGCAAGCGGCGTTGGCGAGAAGAATACTCAATATTATAAATAAATTAAATAGATGACAGAATTTCTTATAACAGTAGCTATTATTATAGTTTTAGAAACAATAGCTTGTCATTATTTTAATAGATATGATAGATAGGTGTAAATATAAGTATCATGCCATTATTACCTCTCTTGAAAACTACAGGGCTTATTATGATACTTATAACAGTTTGCAGAACTTTGTTTTATCAATTTTTATTATTATTTGTAGGAATATCTATAGGATTTATTGTTAATGCAGAATGGGTGGGATGGAAGTATCCTATTGTTCAAACTTCTTTTTACAACACGTTTTTTGCTATGGACTTTGAAGATGAGGGCGTATTAGAATGGTTATATGGTACGGGACAATATAAAATATGGGCATTTAATCATTATCCTAAAGATTTTAAAGTTATAGAAGAAGCAATGGCGGCAGAAGAATGGTATTGGTGCAAATATAGTTATACAGATAGCAATGGAAATACAAAAATAAATATAGACCATACTAGAATTAGATGGAAACCTTGGGAATATTATTATGAAGATGAGGCTAGAGAACCTTGGGATGATGAAGACATGATAGATTATCTGGAGAACGGTAGTTTAAATAGCCGAGAAACAGATAGGGCTTTCAGACTCAGGGATGAGATGAGAGGTATATATAATAATCATATTAAATTTTAACAAAGAAAGAGGAATGTTATGAGGACATTTTTATTTTTAACAGTTGCATTGTGGAGTTCTGTCGGATATACTGGTGAGTGGGTAGCAAGCGTACCAGTTACGCCTGCACCACCACCAATGGTGGTAACAACTCCTGTTCCTACGGTAACTTATACAGTACCACAACCGACAGTAATTTACGGTTTGGTTCCGTATTACTATAATGTTCCAGTAGTAACAGAAAGACGCTGTTGGTTTTTAAGAAGAGAAAGACAAATTACTTATCAACCACAAGTACAGTGGTATTATCAACCTATGTATGTAAGATAATGGATATTAGCAATATATTAGAGATAACTATTGCGGTAGTTATAGCAAACTCTATTGTGAGGATATTATGGAAATAACATCTGGTCATATATTAATTACAATAATTGGCCTATTGACATTTTGTGGATTGGGCAGTATTATAATGTCTATATTGACTGAAAATCAAGAAGATCGTCCTGTTTATATTTCAAAACCTATAGATAATATTTCTGCTGATATATTAGAGGATAATTATGACGAATGAAAACCAAGAAATAATATTTCTGAAAGATACGGATACTCAAACACTAACTTCAATTAATAAAACTATTTTGTTTTATGTAACTTATTCGGAGGATTTAAATGACTAGATATGTTAGAGCATTAGAAGCAAGATATCAAGCAAAAGTAGAGGAAGCCTTAGCCACAATAGATTTATACCTTACAAAATCTGTAGGGATTGGTGAACATCCAGATATTCTAGAGGTTCTAGATACTTATGTAACTATGTTAGATGAAAATCAAAGCAAGTTAGACACTCTTAGAACATTGTTTACAAATAATGAAGAAGAACAACAAGATAATACAAAAACAAGTACAAAGTAAAATATGACAATTAGCAAAGAACAAAAAAAGAATATTAAAAAAGAAGTAACTTATCTTGAAAACAAAGAACATATCCGAAACTTATTAGAACAAGTTGGATATGAAAATGTTTTTAGATACATGGTTGAAGATTTAGATCACATTGATGATATTAATAATACTCAAAGTATATATTTGTTTGAGATTATCTCTATGCTAGAAAAGGTTCTTGAAATCTATCCAAGATTAAAGCATGTCTGAAGAATATAAACAAATGAGCAAAAAAGACAAGCTACCTTTAAAGTATGCTTGTGTTCAACCAGATATTAAACAATATATATCTCAAGTGCTTGATGGTATGGGTAATTGCCATGAGGTTAGAGGACACATAGATGATCTTTATAAATTAATAGAGCATCAAATGCTGCAACAAATGAGGCAAGAAAAACAAATGATTGCTATTAAACATATAGACGCATGGAAAAGATATGATAAAAATTTGGATGAGTATGACCCTGAGACTAGGAGTTATAAGAAATGAATTGGACTAATATAAAACGATGGGCTAAGGATAAAGGATATAAGGTTGACAGAGAAAAATCTGGTGACGAAGCTAATCCTTATAATTATGAGTGGAAATTATTGGATGATCCTACAAGACATGGTGCTACAAATAGCTTGAGTAAAATTGCCATGAATATCTACAATGATATTACAGACAATAAGCATGTAGAACATCAAAAAAGATATGCTCAAGAACAGCTACAGAAAGAAATTGACTATGAACGATCAGCATGGTAAAGATGAGCCAATTAAAAAACAATCAATAACAATGACCACCATTTTTGGTAAAGCTATAGAAGCAGTTGTTGCTTATGTTGTATTGTTTTTCTTTAGGCCAGTATGGGACAGATTAGTTAAATGGTGGAACAAAGACAATGAAAAATAAACTCAACGAAAATCATTATGCTACATTAGTAAATGCATCTCCAGACGCAGAAAAAAGTATAGCATACTGTGCTAGAGTGTCCAACCCAAACAATCAAGATAATAAAAGTATTGCTGGCTTACTTAATTATTGTATTAAACATAAGCATTGGTCTATCTTTGAGATGGCATTTATGACTGTTGAGATTAATACTAATAGAGGTATAGCAGCACAGGTATTAAGACATAGAAGTTTCACTTTCCAAGAATTTAGTCAAAGATATGCAGACACAAATGATCTCGGCAATAATATACCATTACCAGATTTGAGATCACAGGATCATAAGAACAGACAAAATAGCATAGACGATCTTGACCAAGAAGTAAAAAACAAGTACAATCTACAAATGAGAGAATTATTTGCTAAATCAAAAGCATTATATGATACTATGCTGGCAGAAGGTGTTGCCAAAGAGTGTGCTAGATTTATATTACCTCTAGCTACTCCTACTAGGTTATATATGAGTGGTAGTATTCGTAGTTGGATTCATTATATAGATTTAAGAAGTGCTAATGGTACTCAGAAAGAGCATCAAGATATTGCACTAAGTTGTAAATATATTTTTATGACGAGATTTCCTATTATATCTGAAGCATTAGGATGGATGAATTGATGATTGAAGTTATTATAACTCCAGAGATATTATCAGAAGCAAAAGAAAGAAACGATAGATATTATGAGAGGTTCGGCCACTCTGGAACACATAGAACAAATAAAGAGAGACAAAGAATGACAGGATATTTGGCTGAAGCGTGTATTCATAGCGAATTTCCTGAAATCAAATACAGTGATGACTATTTTGTGGATTTTATTTTACACTCTAGCACAATAGATTCTAAAGCACAAGGATGTAACACTAAGCCTTTAGACTTTTATAGTGCTACATTGTATGAGGAACAGAGAAATAGAGATACAGATTATTATATATTTAGTAGAGTAAAAAATGATTTTTCTAAAACTTGGATATGTGGAATAGCATCTAAAACTAAATTCTTTCAAATAGCGACATTAAAAGAAGCGGGACATAAGACTAATAATTTTACCTATGACCAAAGTAGATACGAAGTACAGTATAATCAATTAGGAGATATGTATAAATTTATTAAGTGGCACAATGAAACCACAAATACGATATAGATATTCTAATAACTTATTAGATATTTTAAATGTAAACAAAAAAATATTTTTTCATCAATCGAGTTTTTGCTACAATAAAAAACTAGATTTTATTTTAGACAACAACAAAAAGATATTTATAGGATTAAAACATAAATTCATTACGGAACAATCAGATACAATTACAGACAATGTACTGATGGCAGGTTCTATTGTAGTCGATTTAAACGGAGATGTTATCTATCTAGATAATCAATCTGGAACTTATCAATTTGACGCAAACAAACTAAAAAATTGTCTAGATTTACTAAATGAAGTTATTACGATAAATCATTGTTCGGTATTCTGTATAACAAACAATAAAACTGAAACATATATCTATAATAAATATTTTACAGAACCCAACAAATCTAATATAAAAAATAATGTATATCAAAGATATTTAAAGAGATATGGAGTGTTTAGAGATAATTGGATTTTAAAAGCAAACGAATTTCAAGCTGAAAAATACATTTCTTTAAATCAAGATTTATCTGCTAATCCTCATATAAAATATAAACCAGAAAAAGCAAAAATTCATTTTTTAAAATTCGGTCAATATGAATGCGGAAGAATACTTGATTACATTTGATATTCGGTGTATTCTATTCAGAATGGAGTTAAAGTTTGCTTGACAGGCATCCGATATTATTATATAATCGGAGGTAGGAGACTAATATGCGTTTTGGATTATGCTGTATATCACTAGACTTGCAAGAACTTGAGCAACCACTCAGGTTTCAAACTATGACATTTAAACGATTTAGCCAGCTAGATCGTTCAGAAGCACTGTCTACATTAGGTTCCAGAATACTAAATAACATGGAGGTTACAAATGCTACCATTCTACACTGTGCAGAGCATGACTACTGTTATAGGGTCAGTAGCGATCTTTTTCCTCTTATTACCTATCGCGCTGCTAATATTACTCTCAGCGATCTGCCTCAATACTCTGATATATTACAAGCCATAGATAATATAGCATATACTATACAGCAGCATAATGTTCGCATTAGTTGTCATCCTAGCGAATTTAATGTATTAGCATCTACAAACACAGATGCAGTAGATAGAACTGTAACAGAACTCAATTTTTATAGTAATTTTCTTGACATGATCGGTTGCCCAGCAGATTATAATTCGCCTATGAATTTACACATCAATAATCGACAAGGAAGTAACGATGAGATTACCAAGCGATTTATACAAAATTATAATAGACTTAGCGATAATTGTCGTCACCGTATTGTTATTGAAAACGACGATAAACTTAATTGCTGGTCTGTAAAACAACTTATAGAAGATTTTCATCCTAAAACTAATATCCCAATTACATTTGACTACTTACATCAGAATTGTCACCCAGACACTTGGACTGAACAACAAGCATTAGAAGAGTGCTATATGACATGGGGCGAATATAGACCTTTGTTTCATTATAGTGAGACATGCCGCGATCCAGAAAATACAAATCCAAGAAAACATGCAGATTATGCAGAAAATTCTTTCAGTACATATGGACTCGACTTTGACTTAGATATGGAACTTAAAATGAAAGATAAAGCTATATCTAAATATTACGAAGGGATGTTAGTTGCATGAGTGGATGGTTAATCGTTTTGACCGGATTAATTTATCTATATGTTAGTTTGGAACAAATATACAAGGGTAATTTGGGTATGGGTATAGCATATTTGGGATATAGTTTTTCAAATATTGGTTTATATTTATTAGCTTCCAAATAAGGAGATTTATAATGAAAGAACCTGAACGTATTCCTCTTGATCCTAGCACACCAAGACCTGCTGATGTCGAAAAAATTCCAATGCCTTCAGTCTATCCAGAAACTATGTCTGATGACGTTTACTCTTCAACAAAAGACGAAGGTGGTGCAGAACAAGCCTTCTTTAATTTTATACAAAAAGCTAAAGAGAGCAAACGAAGATATAACGAAAGATTAGAAAAACAATCTAAAGATTCAACTTGACAACTGCCGATAGATATGGTATACTGGTAGTATCGGTTTAATTTCACAGGAGAATTGATTATGCCCAAAGGTAAAAAGACTTGCGAAAAATGTGGACATGAGTGTGGCCCAAGAGCATATATGTGTCCAGAATGCCAACATCCTTTTATGTTTGCTGTTCAAAGCAAAGAAAAGAAAACCACTCGAATGATTAGGAAGTTCGATTGGAGAGAATTACAAAAAGGCGATAGAATTAAAGCTACAGGAGGCCCATACTCAGTAGTAGATGGAGAATATATTCCTATGGGATGTAGAGGTAAGTTTACTGTGCTGGGTCTTGATAAGAATGGTATTATAGCTTATGGAGTAAAAGAAGGAGGCTTCTGTCATATCTGGATGGGCGAAGACGATATTTCTCCACTAACAAAGGTTCATAGAACTAAACACAGACTTGTTAAATTACAAACAAAAGAAAAAAAAGATAATAGAAGGAATCAAGTACCTAGCATGGTGTAATTATAGTCATACCATAATCTATCTTTAAAAGATTAATATAATGAGCGAATATAGCATAACAGAAATTTCTAATTTTGCAGAGACTATTCGGGATGGTGCTGCTTCAGATTTATCAGGCGGCAAATACGATAGTAAAATTATACATACATTTATTACTTTAAATCAAGTAATTAATATTATAAAAAAAGAAAGCCTCGGTTTAGATAATGATGGTCTATTTGTAATCAATGAAGGAATATTTGATAATATTTTTGAACAAGTTAGTTCTATTATATATCAATCTGCTTTGTGTAAAGTAGCCTCACAAGACTTGATACAATGTGCTTGGGACGACGAACAAAATAAAATGGTGTTTTGGGTAGGTTCTAATAGTGAAAAAATTATTGACTCTAACCCTTTTTGATATTATTATAAAGGAAATGTTGGTAAAGTTTTTGTTAGTGACGGCGAAATCTTTAACTTAGGACTTTAAAAACAGTCACAAAAAGGTAGATTAAATGACAAAGCAAGATAGAGTAATGAATTATCTCAGAAGAGGAAGAACTCTCAGTCAAGATAGTGCTTATAGTATGTTTGAAGTAGGTAATCTTCGAGCAACTATTAGTGATATTAAGCCTACTTTACAGTCAGAAGGACTTGCTGTAGTGCGCTCAACTGGTAGATATGGAGAAACCAGATATGGAGCAACAGCAATGAAGAAAAGGAAGTGTAAGAAATAATTTCAAATAATTATAGCGGCCCAATAAAGGCTCAAGGGTATATCTTATATATCAAATAGATTTAGATGGTTAGGCTTGCCATCCCGCTATTTTTATAATACCTATTTAATGTTGTTTCACTATGGATAGAATACACCCCGCGACATGGATTTTATGGGGTCTGCTTATGATTAGCATAGCAACCAACTGGATTCAATCGTCGCAAATAAAAGAACTTGAAAAAGAAATAGCACCCGTTATAATAAGACCGCAGATAAGAACTTTTGAATTAGCACCAAAAGAAAGAATTATATAAGGGGGCGTACTGGTTTCGACAGGTGAATAGAAGTATAGATCGCATCGACTGGTTGATCTAAAGGCCAGTTTAAAAATAGATCACATTTTAGTTGCCGATACTTCTGTATTAGCACTCGCTGCTTAGTGAGGGAGGTTGCCTAAACCTTCTCGCCCAATTAGGCTGACTCCGATAATCGGATAGGGAATTTATACCTGAATTAAATATAGAGATAAGTGTAAACACTTTGACGTTGGAAAGACAAATAGTTTTGTCTGATGTATTAATAACAACAGACTAACGATGTAGAAGTTTATATGGAATTTACACTGGACAGGGGTTCGACTCCCCTCGCCTCCACTTATGAAAACTAAAGCTATTCTTATATCGTTGTTGTTGCTTTTAAACGGCATCGAAACAATTCGGCATAATCAGGTATGTAGGTTTTTAATAGACGGCAGACCAAAGAAGATAGTATACTTTCATAGTACATTTATGTTTACACATATCGAAATTGAAGTTATTGAACCAGAGATAAGAAAAGATTGTGCTGCTTTTCAATGTCTGAACATATATTTATTTTGTGAAAACCTTCACATACATCATACATTTCATTGGAGATATATTAAGTTTGTAAAAACATAAGGTGTATATTATAGTGTTGAGAAAATATAACACTATTGGAGATCACCTATGTTTAAAAAATCTAAAAGGCATTTAGCCGATAACAACATGGGATATTTAGAGCATTTTATATTTGCTGCTGGACATGGAATAAACTGTATTAAATCTGGGCTACTTTTAATAATTCATGGATTGATTCCCGGCGTATTAGCGCAAACGGGTTCTAAACTTACCAATAAATTAAATAAAGTTTTTACAGATCAGAATGAATATCTGTCTCTTAAAACCAGAGTGGAAGCATTTAAAAAAATAGTATACCATTATCAATCGAAGTTAGCAGACAAGAACTAAAGACTTGACTTTGCATTGACGATACTGTATACTATACGGACAGGATTACACAAGGACTCAGGATTTTATAATGAACAGCACAGAATATGTTATGGCTATGGTTAATGAACTGCGTAACAACAGCGGCACTATTGCCAAGCAAGAAATTATTACCAAGTATTGTAAGGCAGGTAAAGAGGAGGATAATGGAGATCAACTTCATGCTAGAAATGTATTAAACCTAGCACATAATGACTATCTCATGTATGGTTTGACAAGTAGTCAAGTTAAGAAGCGATCAGACTTATCTTTCGGAGATTGTGAACCGGGATATGGTTTGTGTCAACTGTTTAGCGATTTGAACAACAGAAGATATACAGGACATGATGCTATCAGGATTGTTAATACTTATATCAATAAGCATCCAGAACAAGAAGAACTTGTACATTGTATCCTAGACAAAGACCTAAAGACTAAGGTTGGTGTTAAACTTATTAATAAAGTTATTCCTGATTTTATCCCAGAGTTTAGTGTCGCTCTTGCAGAAAAGTATCAGCCTAAATTAGTGGAGTGGGAAGATGAGTGGTTTGTATCTCGTAAACTTGATGGGGTTAGATGTTTGGCTATTGTCGATAGTTTTGGCAATACTACTTTCTACTCCCGAACAGGCAAAGAATTTACTACCTTGGGTGTTGTTGCCGATGGGATTGCAAGTCTTGGTTTATCTGATGTTGTGTTTGACGGGGAACTCTGTTTAATTGACGAAGATGGCAACGAAGACTTCCAAGGTATTATGAAACAACTTCGTAAGAAAGAACATACTATTGAAAATCCTTCTTATAAAATCTTTGATATGATGACGCAAGACGAGTTTAAAGCAAAGAAAAGTGATGACAATCTTTATCAAAGATATAAAGAACTATTGTTTACTATGGAGGATAACGAATGCCCTTGTCTATCTGTATTAGAAATGGAGATAGTAAATAACGACGAACATTTCCAAAAGTGGGTATCTAAAGCAGATGATGATAATTGGGAAGGTGTTATGCTTCGTAAAAATGTACAATATAAAGGTAAGCGTAGTAAAGATTTGTTAAAAGTAAAGACATTCCATGATGCAGAATATCAGGTGGTAGATACAGAGATGGGAATGTTTCCCTTAACATTAGATGGTAAAGAATGTGAAGAGGAAATGTTGTCCTGTGTCTACATTAAACACAAAGATAATGTTGTCAGAGTAGGTAGTGGGTTTACTATAGAGCAAAGACAGGACTTTTATAAAAACCCTGATGCTATCTTAGGCAAAATTATAACCGTACAATATTTTGAAGAGACTAAGAATCAGGAGGGAGGTATCAGTCTTAGATTTCCAACATTTAAAGTATTGCATGGTGAAATGAGAAGTGTATAAAATATTTAAATATAATCAATCGGATTACCCTTTTGTAAAACATATATCAAATTTATTTGGTGGTCACAAATTAGAACTATTACATAATAAAGACAAAAAAGAATATAGTTTTTTTGACAAACCCTCAAAAGACTCTGATACTTTATATCATCAAATTTTCTATGATAAGATGAGAAGTGGATGGGAAGATTTTCTTCATACTTATAAGTCTTTCATAAAAGAATTTGTACAAGCAGAAATCCAAGAACCTATTATCTATCAAAAATGGCCTACGTTTAGAGTTCATTTACCAAACAATTTAGCTGTTGGTGCTTGGCATACGGATTCTGAGTTTAATCATCCAGATGATGAAATAAATTTTTTATTACCTATTACTAGAATGTTTGAAAGCAATACAATTATCACCGAAAGCGAACCGGGACTAAAAGATTTTAAACAAATAGAATTGGAACCGGGAGAAGTTTTTATGTTCAATGGTAATAAATGCACTCATGGCAATTTACCAAATCGCACAGGAAAAACTAGGGTGAGTCTAGATTTTCGCGTTTTAAAAAGATTGGATTATAAAGTTAGTAAGCAAACCTCAATCACTACTGGTACTAAGTTTATATTAGGAGAATACTATGAGTGATATAATTTCAATAGATGAATTTTATCTGTCTAATATAGTGGATGAAAATTTTAGTGAAGTATTATATGCAAAGATGTTTCCAGAAACATCGGATTTCTATCAACCTTATTGTAAAAATCATAATATTGGGGAAAAAGAAAGACTTTATTATCACTATTCTTTGTTTGGAGCAGAGGGTTATACGTACCATAATGACGATAATGCTTTATTAGTTCAGGCTATATTAGCAGCTAAAGGAATATCACTTACCAATACAGCAGGGAATAATCTTGAGGTACTCGAACTCACTAACTCTATAGTTAATCAAATTCTTATAAAAATTCTAAAATTATTTAAAAAGAATAGGGGATTAAGATTGTGTCAATATTATAAACAAAGAATGGATTTTTTAGAGATGCTTGAGTTTTTAGTCGAGGGTAATATTTTTTCCAGTCTGATTAAAGGATGTTCTGATTTGGAGGACGAGATATTATGATAGCATCAATATGTTGTTATTTTAATTGGGGTAATAATCAAGTAAGAAAAAATAATTATATAAAATTTAGAAAGAAGTTTCGACACCCTTTAAAAACCATAGAGATATGTTTGAAAGAAAGGGATTTTTTTATAGATGACAGTACAAAGATCATAGCTAGCCACGATAACATTCTATGGCAAAAAGAAAGAGCATTTAATCTATTATTAGAAAACTTAGATGAAAAATACGATAAGATTTTATGGGTTGATACCGACATATCGTTTCAAAACTATGATATGATGCAAGAACTGGAATTAAAATTAGATCAGTATGATATGGTTCAACCTTTTGAGACTGTCTATGAATATCATGATTCTACTATTTCTGCAAACAGCTGTTTAAATACCAGTGGATATGCTAAGACATTAAGAGATTATACAGATACAGGTGCGTCAGACTGTTACGATCCTGCTTTTGGTTTAACTTGGGCCATTAATCGTTCAATCATGCCTAATGGTTATTTTTATGATAAGCATATATTAGGGTCAAGCGATTTGCTACAAATTCAGTCCGTAACATTAGACATACTTAATAGGTCTTTTATAGGAAATTACAGTGACGATATAGTTCGTTCGTGGATTGATTACTGTAGGAAAATGCCCGCAAAGCAATATAATATAGGATACTGTTCTGGTTGCCTAGAGCATTTTTATCATGGTAAAGTATTAAATAGAGGATATAGCTATAGAGAATGTTTATTAAATAAATATGCTTTCGATCCAAAAATACACTTAGAGATAGACGATAATGGTTTATATAAAATATTACATCCAGAACTCGAAACCTCTATCTCAAATTATTTTAATAAAAGAAATTTAGCAACAACACGAGAACAATAAGGTTTTAATTAATGAAAATAATTACTACCATAGGCCGTGCTAGAACAGGTTCTACATATTTCCATCAGCATATTAAACCTGTCGAAGACATAACATTTAACGCTATGGAATTTTTTGTAGCATGGAATATGACTCACTTTAAAAGAGTTGTTACTAATACTTTTTTCAAATATGATATACCTTTTACCGAAGCATATAAACGCTATTTTTCTAAACTTTTAAATGCGCCTATAAAGGAGGGTAATTTTCCTGCTTATAATTATCAAATGCTGTTGGATGTGATAGAAATTTTAAGAAAAGAACATTATAAATATTTTTTTCATAAGGTGATCCCGACCAACTGGGTTTCATTAGATCATCCTACTTTGTATTCAAACATAATAGACATTTCAGATAGGCTTATTGTAAATTATAGAAAGAACATACTAGATGTTTTTATAAGCCGAGAAAGATCACAAAAAACTCGAAAATGGACTAGAATAAGAAAATACGATCCAATTTATGATCAAGAATTTACTTGGAACAAAGAGGGCTTCTTAACTTTTTCAGAAAACTACATTTCTTTTTACGATGACGTATTGAATTTAATTAAGTCTCACGATATGAAATACAACATAATATATTATGAAAAATTAATTCAATCTAGTGAAAAAGAAAGAATGGAAATAATTAGTAAGGCGATAGGACACGAACATCCTCTTAAACAGCCCATAGTAAAAAAACAATCTCGTATAATAAAACAAGTAGATGCTTTTTCTAATAAAGAACAATTCCTATCAGAATATGAGACCATTGACGAATATTATAAAACTTTAAATTTAATGTGAAGGTAATTACTAATGAACTTATCCATACAAGAATTTTACGAAAATAATATAGTCGATCCAGACTTTGACGAAACACTACATCTCAAATGGAAACCTGAAGCAAAAGATTTTTATCAGCCCTTTTGTAAAGAAAATAGTATTGACGATAAGCATAGGTTGTTTTTTCATTATATGTCTCATGTATTGCCTCAAGAATCTCAAGATATAATTAATTTCTATTTATATCACGATGTTGACAAGGATTTCGACCACAAGACTTATCTACAATCAAATCCACATACTAAAAACTTTTATAAAGAATATTGTGATAAGAATGGGATAAGTGATAGAGAAAGATTGTTTTATCATAGTTATTTTTACTTTTCCGACGATAAGTCTAAAGCTGAAAAAATACGCATTACTAGCTATGTAGATTTACTTAAAAGTTATTATTTTCGTATTAGACATTTAGCCGATCTTGAATTAAAGACTATTGATCAATTTCTTCCTTCACACAGAAGTTTTGCAAAACAATACGATAAATATCTAAAAAGAGGCCAAGACATATCTAAAGATAGTAGTATTTGTGTTGTTGGATTAGCTAGAAATTGTGACGAAGCATTAGAAAAATCAATTAATAGTATTCAAAGTATTCAATGTAAAGAGTTAAAACTTTTTATCTTCGAGAATGACTCGGAGGACAACACTAAAGATATATTATTAGATAATGAAAAGAAATATGACAACATGCAAATAAAATGTATTTCAAATAAAAGAGAATACCTGCAAGATATGTCTCTAAACAGAACAACTCATTTAGCAGAATATCGAAACATTTGTATAGAATGGGTTAAAGATAATTGCTCAGACTATGATTATGTTATGGTGCTAGACTTAGATGCTGATCTCGGATTTTCTGTAGAGGGTATTTATAATAGTATTGGGTGGTTTCGTAGTTTAGATAATGCTGGAGGCATAGGTTCATATTCTTTGTGCTTTAATCGGCAAAGGCAGCTGGCCCATTACGACTCGTTCGCTTCCAGATTGAATGATTGGGAACCTAATATAGATTATGATAAACAAAGACGGTGGTTTACAAATTGGCATCCATTAATCGGTTCCGATCCAGTTCGTTTTAATTCTTGTTTTGGTGGATTGTCGATCTATAAAACAGAGGCTTTTTTATCTGGAAGATATGGAGCAGAACTTGGTAGTGAGCATGTTCAATTTCATAAAAAGCTATACGAAAATGGATACAAAATGTATTTAAATCCTAGTAGTAGATTTTTTGCTGTATTTAATAATTATAAGTAGGGTGTGTCGTGATAAAAAAATCTTTTGTAATATACGGTGAACGTAATAGCGGAACTAATTATTTAGAGACTTTACTAACAGGACAGTCTTATCATTTATTTTGTCCTCAACCAGCTTTTATGCACATTCCTGTTTTAAATACGTCATACTTTGACGATTATAAAATTCCTACAGAAAAACACACTGTCAGAAAAAATAACTTTGGAGCAAAACATTTTTTTGGATTTTATGACGAAAATATTAAAATAGAATCGGATGTTATATTCATAGGGATTGTAAGAAATCCTTATGATTGGATTGTTGCTCTAAGTAGAAGTTTACATCATGTTCCACCAGAAAATCATGACATAATAAGTTTCTTGACTAATGAATGGTACTCTATAGATCACCAAAAAAAAAGCAAAACATATGGAGAAGAAAAAATGCGAGATAGAGATTTTGAAACTGGTCTTCGTTATGAGAATATATTTAAAATGCGAAGTAAAAAACTTCATTATTTATATAATACTATGCCAAACATAGCAAAGAATTATGAGTTAATAAAATATGAAGACTTTTGTAATGACCCTTGGAGTATCGTAACAGAATGGAGCAATAAATATCATATTCCTATGAAGATGCCTATAATGGAGCCTATAGAGAAAAAACCATACCATATAGAACCAGAGATAAAACAAATAATAGATAAAGGCATTGATTGGGAGATAGAAAACAAGCTAGGGTACTTTATAAAAGACTAGGAAGGTTTAATTAAAGAAAGCAGACTTGACAGGCCGATCAGGAGGAAAGAGTATAGATCATACTACGATTAAGAAACAAGAGGTATCGTTGAACAAAACCTTTCTGATGAATTAGAATTATTAGGACATAAATATCAAATGACTATTACCCATAGTTTTAAACATATACCCAGCTCTTTCCGTTGCATTTATCTAAAACCAAATCAAGGCTTAGGCAATAGATTATTGTTACTAGATTCTGTATATGCTTTTGCTAGAGAATTTCAATATAACCAAATATATTTATGTTGGGTTAAAAGTGAGGGTTTTTCTGATGAGTCCTTTGGTGAATTGTTTGATTTGGATCAACTACCTAATAACATATCTCTAATTAGCGATACACAATACAACGATGCTGCTAAAGAATTTCTGAATTTAGATCACTTTTTTACACAAGACCTAAATACTTTGAAGTATGTTACAGATATAGAGATAAAAAGATTATTAAAATCTGTTAATACTTTTTGTTTAAACTCTTATGCATCCATAGACTGGATATTTGATATTCAACTTAAACATAGATATATGTTCTTAAAAAATTACATACATCCATCACCAGAATTACAAAAATACATAAGCCAATGTGATGTGGATAAAAATTATATAGGCGTACATATTCGTAAGGGTGACGCTATTACTGGCCCTTGGTCTAAACACTACAAAGAATCTAAAGACGAATATTTTGAAAATATTATAAGAGCATATGTTGATACTCCAGTTTTTTTATCTACAGACTCAGAAGCAACCGAAAAACACTATACACAAAAATTCGACAACATTGTTGTTAGTAATAAAAATTTTACAGACCCTTCTTTAACAGTAAACGACAATAAACCACTGCAAAAAGAAGCGACAATAGATATGTTTCTGCTTTCTAAAACTAGAAAAATTTATGGTACAAATTGGAGTACATTTAGTGAAATATCTAGTATAGTTGGACATACTAATTTAGAATTATTAACAGATAAAACCCCAACTAATTTGCAAAGAAAAACAAATATTTCTGTAGTTACAGTTACTAAAAACAGAAATAAAATATTAAAAACATCCATAAATTCTTGGTTAATTCATAATGATATTAAAGAGATAGTTATTGTAGATTATTCATCAGATGATTTTGATCAGGAATATTTTGAAAATTTAGACCCAAGAATCAAAATCATAGAAGTTAAGGGTGAGGAATATTTTAATTTATCCAAGGCTTATAATATTGCTATAGACAATACTTCTAATGATATGATTTTAAAACTTGATGTAGACTATATAATTAATCCTTATAATTTGTTATCGGATTGGCTACTTATTGATAGCGATAAAAGTTTCATTACTGGCTGTTGGACTGAAAAGAACAAAGATAATGGAATTGGTTTCTTAGAAAACTTAAACGGATTTTGTTTTATTGATAAAAAACATTTAATTCAAGTTAATAAATATCAGGGCAATCAACATGGATACGGATACGATGACTGCGATTTATACAAACGGCTAGAGGGTATAGGGATTCAAAGAATAACAATAAAATTCAATAAAAATTTTGTTCCAATATTTCATATACCACATTCTGATGATTATAGGAGTAAGCACTATAAAAATAAAAATATAGTAGAGTCATTACAAAAAAACCAGAAAGAAACATTAAAATGATAATATCTCATAGAAAAAAATTTATATGGATTCATTTACCAAAGTGTGCAGGTACTTCAATAAGAAAATTGCTGCAAACCAATCCTATTTTCCAAACGGATATTCACCCGATGTGGCACACAAAAAAAGATATAAACTGGAAAGAAGAATATCCAAAAGTAGATACTAATTTGTGGACGCACTCTTCTGCAAGTGATATTAAAAAGTATTTAGATGAAAGAGGGTATAGGTGGGATGATTATTTTAAATTTGTTTTTATCAGAAATCCTTGGGAAAGGGAAGTTTCTGCGTATGAATATCATCGACAGGTTATGAGCAAAAATAAATACCCAAAAGATTTTAATATCAAGAACATAGAAATGGCACTAAATCAACCGCCTAAAAATTTTATTATGAGAAGTAACCGGTGGTCTCCACATAATTATATATTTGATAAAGATGGAAAACTAATGGTTGATTTTGTTGGCAAAGTAGAGAATATAGAACAAGACTTTAAAAAGATTGTTAAAAAAATATTGCCCGATGCTCATATAACACAATGGAGATTGCCCCATATGAATGCAACCACTAAAAATAAATCTTATAGAGATTACTATGACGATGAAAGTATTGAGTATATTAGAAATAGAGATGCAAAGATAATAGAATTAGGCAATTATAGTTTTTAGTTCAAGAATACTACTTGACAAGACGATAATAGTAGTATACAATCGTTAGTATCACAGGACTTAACTTTTGGAGACTATCATGGAAACTTTGGAAACTAAACCAGTAAAGCAAACTACATACTCTCGTTTTAAAGCAGACGATTTCTTTAAGACATTTCCCTCAGAAAAAATTCAAGCATACAAGGAGTACTGGGAAAGTGTACGACCACAGAATGATGGTGATATTTTTAGGCGTTATCTCTTTGCTTATTGCTCTGTTCATACAAGTTGGCAGGGGAATTGTCGTGGCTACAATGCCATTAAGAACTACGAAGAGTGGGTCGATAACAAAGAAACACTATTAGACAAACTTAAAAATTCTGGGGTAGGTCTATACAATAACAGGACAAAGTATATCTGGGACTTTGCTACTCAGTTTTGGAAAAATCCTAAAGACTTTTATTTTACCACTAAGAAGTATCATGTTAAAAAAAGAGACTCTATTGTTGATAAAATTGTTGGACTTGGAATGGCTAAAGTTAGTTTTGCCTTAGAGATGATTCATCCCAATTTTGCTAGAGTTTTATGTGGAGATGTTCATCAATTAAGGCTTTACGGTATGGAGCATTTAACCTATAATAAGAGTAAACAGGGTATTACTAAATATAAGCGCATGGAGCAACATTGGAGTGTTAACTGTGGCAAACTAAAAGTTCCTTCCTATATTGCTAGATGTGTATATTGGGATGCCCTGCAAGAGAAAGAAGATAGCCGTTACTGGTCTTATGTTTTAGAAGGTTGAGTATGAGTCAAAATAAAAATGGCAAAGGCGACACAAATAGGCCGAAAAGTGTATCTTATAAACAGTGGTGTAAAAACTATGAAAAAATTTTTAGGAAAAAAAATAAATGAATCATACTTTACTGGATGTATTAAGCGTATGGTGGATCGTGGTTTTAGTGGATTTAAGTGTGGTATACTTTTTTGTTAAACTGACTAGAGATAAAGAGTAATTGGTGTAATAATAATTATTGCATAAAACTATATTGAGGAGATATAATGTCAGACTCTAATCAAACAGCAACTATTAAAGATATTCATAAAGCAATTACTCAAGCTAATTACATAGCAAATACTCTAGAATTAGAAAACCAAAGACTTAAATATCTGTTAGATAATTTAAAATTAACTGAACAAATTTCTTCTTAGAGGATTATTATGCAAGAACTGTCTCATATTATGGCCTTAAAAGAAATATATATATTATATGGCCTTAATCCCGATATTATAAACAGCTTAACCGTATCAACTCGTTAACTGCTGATTCGGTGTATTATTATTTTAGAGTATTTGTGTCTTTAAAATAATTGAGGTATATAAAAAAATGAGTAGATTGCACAAAAGTAAAAATAAGATGATATTTGGAGTTTGTGCTGGTTTAGCAGAAACTTTGGGTATTGATCCTGCTATAGTTAGAATTGGTTTTGTGGTTGGAGCATTGTGTAGCGCAAGTATACTATTTTGGGTTTATTTGTTGATGGGCATTATATTACCAACCGAAAATTAACTTAATATACGATATAGGGGATCAATCATGTCTAACAAAACCACTCTCTATATTGTATTGATTATTCTTCTATTGTTAATTATTAAACAACAGGGGGCTTGTGTTACTCCAGAGAAACCTAATCCTCCTGTTACTGTTATTGATACAGACGACAATGTTCCGGTGGTTATCCCTAAGTTAGAATCTAATTTTGTATATGACGACTTAGATAAAGCTAAAGCATTAGCGTCTTTTCACAAAAAAAAAGTTGTTATAGTATTCGGTGCTGAATGGTGTCCTTATTGTCGAGTATTGAAAAAAGACTCTAAATCAATAAAACAGTTAGATAAATATATTGTTTGTTTTTTAGACACAGACAATAAAAAATCAAATCAATCAGATATAAATAGGTACAAGCCAAGGAATTTACCAACATCTGTTTTAGTAGATAAGGCAGGTAAAGAACTATCTAGAAAGATAGGATATAGGAATAAGGATTATATTAAATGGTTAGAATCACAACCCTAATACTATTATCTTGCTATGTAGTATTTATTTCATCATCTCAAATTGCTTTAGGTAATCAGAATGATAAAATTAAAACTGCTTCAGAAATGCAACTAAGATCAACGCCAATAGATATAGATATTTTCTTGTTAGAAGAAAAAAAGAAATTAGATACCAATTCTGTATATAGTAGAGTTATGAGTTGCTTTGCTAAACCTTTCGGAAATAAACACGGTAGAACTACTAATGTACACGAAACTGTTCATGGTATTAACAACGCTCTGAGTAATAGCAAGCAAGGTTACAGAGGATTTTATTGTGGTATGTCTAGAGGTCTATGGTTAAAAGAACCTGATGTATCCATGATAGACATAATTCCTAACATACCAGATATACTAAAAGAATATCGCTATACTTTATATTTTGTTAGTCAATTAAAATACTGGCAAGATGTGGGTCTGTATCCGGTTGATGAATGGAGCGCTTATATATGTGGTGCTGAATGTGCCGTAGATGATTATACTAGTAATGTGTTGAATGATAAAAATAAATCAGATAGTGTGTCTGGTGCTTTAGAGTTTAGTGTGTATTGTACAGCATTAGCAAAAACGATTAAAGAAAAGGACAGAGAGTACTGGGAGAACTATCCTAAATTTAAAAACACTATAAAATTCTTTTTAGTACGTTCAGAAAAAGTATTCTTTGAGGGTAGATTTATATTCCCTTCTGAAAGACAAGAAAATTTACTAAATAATTTACAAAATCACCCTAAAGCTAAACCTATTAGAGATTTTTTAAACAAAGAATTTGATGGAGTATTTATCAAATGAATGATTCTGATAGTGTATGGCACATGCCCAATCTCTCTAAATTAATAGATTTGCATAATGAAGCTAGAACTAATAATTCTTGGATGTGGAATCTTGATCCATTGTCTATGAATATGGATTTAATGACTTTCGCTAGTGATTGGGCCGAAGAAATGGCTAAACGTAGTAGATTAATACATAGCGATATGAAGGATATAATGTCTTTAGGTTTTTCAAGTGTGGCAGAGAATATAGCCTATGGACAAAAGACAGAAGACAAGGTTATGAAAACTTGGTTAAAAAGTCCCGGTCATAGAAGAAATATACTAAGCACATCTGTAGATAGTATAGGGTGTGGATTTTATTACAATAATTCTAATATTATTTATTGGTGTGTCTGTTTTGGGAAAAAGAAGTAATTCATTTCAGTTTTTCCTATTGACAAGCCGATATAGTATGATATAATAAAGTTGTTATAAGCAAACATTTGGAGAACACAATGACTGACGAGAAGCAAAGAGTTCATTGTTCTAATGAGAAATTTTTGGAAGCAGTTTACTCAAGTAAAACTTATGCCGAAGTAGCAAGAAAAACAGGACAAAAAGTTACTTCCACAATGGCAAGATATTCTAGAACAAAGAAAGCATTACTTAAACAAGATATTAAACTTCCTAGAATGGAAAGAAAAAGAAAGTTCGGCACTTTAAGCGATGTCGATAATATGGTGGAGATTGTAAATAAATTAAAAGCCCAACATTTCGGAACTAACTAATATGAGGGGCTGTATTCCAATAGGCAGAGAAAACGGACTTAAAATCCGTACAGTGTCGGTTCGAGTCCGACCAGCCCTATTCAATAAATACAAAAGTGTTTTTGTTTTACCTTAACTAGAAAGATAGATGATGAATAGTAAGAGTTACTTTATTGTAGCAGCGTTTGCCAGTTTTGTTTTAAGTGTTTCGCTTTGGTTTCTTGGAGATCAAGCTGTTGCACATGAACAAGGTATCTTTGTTGGCCTATGGGTTCCCAGTATCCTTGCATTAGGGAGTTATTTTAATGGATAATTTCGCACTTTTTGTGTGCGGCATTGTGGTTACGCTCATCGCAGGGATGGGCGTAATCACTTCTCAGGTCTTTATGGGATATTTTAGATATCTAGAAACAGAAAGACTTAGACAATTAAAAAAGGCCCAAGCACAGATACTAGAATTACAAAGAGAACAGGAGAAAGAAAATGGAACGGTCGAACAGACTGTGTAATGCGTTTACATTGAATACTAATAATAAATCTGTTATCAAAGGTTTTGAAATTATCACCTGTAGAGAAATGAATGACTATGGAGGTGGTACTATGATACAAGAATTAAAAACAGCAGAAGATTTTTTAGATACTGATGAATTTGGTATAGACGATGCATTTTATAGAGTGTTCGCAGTATACAAAGATGGTTATTTTAGAAATAGAAAAGCCATAGGAGACTACTATAATATAAAAGATGCTATGCTTTTAATTGAAGAACTTACAGGTAATCCCGTACATATCTACTCTTATTAATATTATGAACAAAAAAATATTACTTACGGGAGGTGCTGGATTTATAGGGCATCACTTCGTAGATTATATCCTTAAAAATACCAGTTATGACATTGTAACTATAGACAGATTAGATTATAGCGGCAATCTTAATAGACTGTATGAAGTAACTAATCAGCTTAACAAAACAGAACTCCATAGAGTAAAAACAATATTCCATGATTTAAAAGCGCCTTTAAACTCTCAAATCTCCAAGTCTATAGGAGATAATATATCTTACATTGTTCACATGGCAGCAGGAAGTCATGTTGATAGAAGTATAGAAAACCCTTTAGAATTTGTTATGGATAATGTTGTAGGCACAGTTAGCATATTGGATTATGCTAGAACCTGCACAAACCTAGAAAGATTTATTTACTTTTCTACCGACGAGATATTTGGGCCTGCACCAGAAGGTATTAAGTACCAAGAAAATGATAGATATAACTCTACTAATCCTTATAGTGCTAGTAAAGCGGGAGGCGAGGAATTAGTGGTAGCTTATGAAAATACATATGGTTTACCTTGTTATATCACTCATACTATGAATGTTTTTGGAGAAAGACAACATCCAGAAAAATTTATTCCTATGTGTATCTCTAAAATACAAAATAATGAAGAAGTAACTATACATAGTAATCCAGAGAAAACAAAAGCAGGATCAAGACATTATATACATGCCAAAGATGTTGCTGATGCTGTTTGGTTCCTTATGAATTATGACAGTAGCAAATTAGTCTCCGATGATTTTGGTGGTGCTAAATGCCACAAATTTAATATAGTAGGCTCAGAAGAAATAGACAACTTAGCGTTGGCCCAAATTATTGCTAATTCACAAAACAAAGAACTTAAATATGAAATGGTAGATTTCCATACCGCTAGACCGGGACATGATTTAAGATATGCTTTAGACGGGACTAAAATGGAACAGATGGGTTGGAAACCATCTTCTGTTAAAAACAGACTCGAAGAAGTAGTGAATTGGACTATAAATAACGACAGATGGCTGTTTAATAAAATCTAACAAAATACTAATATGCCGGAATGATTTAAGAGGGTATTATAATTTTTTAGGGTTATAATATTTACTTTTTCTATAAGGAATACAAAATGAAAAATCGCAAAGGTTTTACTCTCATCGAATTACTGGTAGTTATTGCAATCATTGGTGTTTTAGTAGGATTATTACTCCCTGCTGTTCAGTCGGCAAGAGAAGCAGCACGAAGAATGTCTTGTGCTAATAATCTAAAACAACAAGGTTTAGCAGCACATACAAGTATGGATTCACAAAGATATTTTCCTGCCGCTTCTTGGACAGTTGATTCTGCTGGTAAATCTTCCACTGGTAATCGTTCAGGTACAGAACATAGTTGGAGAGCCTCATTGTTATCACAGATGGAGCAAAGAGCGATAGCAGATCAATATGATTTTAGTAAAAACTGGTGGGAACAAAATGCTACAGTATTAAGCGCAAACTTATCTGTATTTAAATGTCCTTCTGCTATGCTTCCTGCTGGTGGTTATGCTAGTGTAGATGGCCCTACTAGAGATGACGACAGTGCTGCTACTACCATGAATCCCAATAATCTTGGATATACAGACTACGAAACCTTTACAGGCATTAAAAGTAAAGTTTTTCCTGCTGCTTCTGATATTTATGCAGCAAAAGATAGGAATGAAGGTTGTTTAATTAAAGACGCAGTAACTAGAGATGCTCATATTAGAGATGGGTTTTCTAATACTTTATTAATTATAGAATGTGGAAGTAGACCCGATACTTATAAGGCTGATACTAATAATGGAGCAACTCCTACTGGTGCTACTAATCAGTGTATTGGGTGGGCAGATAGTGTTGGGCCTTTTAAGTTAGATGGTATGGATAGCAATGGAGATAAGTGTAAGAATTGTGCTGGTAATATTCCTTTTGGAGTTACTAATAATGGTGAAGCATTTAGTTTTCATCCCGGCATTATGAACTCTTGTTATGCTGACGGTTCTGTTAGAACCATTAATGAGAATGTAGACTTATCTGTATTTGCTGCTTTACTTACAAGAGCAGGTGGAGAGACTAATTAAAGATAAAAGTTGGATTATTGTTGTTGGTTTATTTACTTTAGCACTAGCAATGCTTCTCTTTATTCCACCAAGAGAAGTCTCTAGTGAAGAAAAAGTAAAACAATGGAAACCTAGAGATTTTTATTTGGTCTACAAAATGTGGACTGATGAGGAATACAGGAATGTAAATGGTAAATAACGATTATTTGGTAGATATGAGTTGGTGCGACTCTGGTGGGTATTGCGATTTTATGCCCATCAGAGGAGAAAATAATCTAGGATTTAAAAGTTTTAAGACAAAAAAACGAGCAATAGAATCTATAGATAATCAATTAATATTAGCTGAATTTGATTTAGCCCCAAGAGTCGTCACAGACCTTTGTAAAATTCCATACTCATATGATCCAGAACTTTTAAAACATTGGAATCCAGAAGAAACTGTAACCTCTTGGGGGTATGTGACAGAGAAAGCTATGCTTGTTGATGTAGACGATACTCCTTATAATAAACTACAGTGTCTTGTCAATAAGATAAAAGATAAAACAGGTTTTAAATTTTGGGATTGTCACTGGACAAATATTGGCTATATTAAAAAAGGCAGTAAAAGATTACTGGTATGTATAGATACAGGAGCAGAAAGTTTTACCCCATATTGTAATGCTTGGGGTTATGAAGAACCGGGGCCAAAATGTCCATACTGCAACAAGTATCAATGTTATTGTTCTGTAGCTTTAACTCATGAGGATTGTATTTAATGAAATATGTTGTAACGGGTGGTGCTGGATTTATTGGTTCTAATTTAGTTGATAGGCTATTATCTGAAGATCATGAAGTAATTATTGTTGACAACCTTTCTACTGGAAATCTTGATAATATTAGTGAACACGTTCATGAGTGTTTTACATATAAAGATATCACTATGGCTCTGCCTCAAGAATTAAATAGAATTTGCGAAGGTGCTGATGGCATCTTTCACATGGCAGCATCTCCTAATGTACAAAATTCTATAGAAAATCCTGTATCTACTATTAATTCAAATTTAATTTCTACAGTTAAAATGTTAGAAGTAGCCAGAAAATATAATATAAAATTAGTTTATAGCGGATCATGCTCTTGCTATGGTGACGCTGTTGATATACCGACAAATGAAAACGAAACAATAAAACCTCTAAGTCCATATGCTTTAAATAAATATCAAGGAGAGGAATATTGTAAGCTATATTATAAAATCTATAATATAAATACTATATGTTTAAGATATTTTAATGTATATGGTTGTAGAATGACGAACACAGGAGCGTATAGAAGTGTTTTAAGTGTATTTTTAGAAGCCTATTTTAATAAAAAACCTTTCAATATAGTAAATGATGGTAATCAAAGAAGAGATTTCATTCATGTAGATGATGTAGTATCCGCTAATTTAGCAGCGATGGAATGCTCTAATAGACAAGGAGACTCTATAAATATAGGCAGTGGTAAAAACTATTCTGTAAATGAAATAGCAGATATGTTTAAATCACAAAAACAATACACAGAAAAAAGAATAGAGCCTAAATTAACTTTGGCCGATATTACAGTGGCAAAAAAACTACTTAAATGGGAACCTAAAATAGAACTAGAAAACTGGATCAAGGAGCAATTATAATGCCTTATATTAAAGAGAATGCTAGAAAAGAATTAGACGAATGTATAGAATCTATGGTAGATTGTTTGACTCACGGTAATGAAGAATTAACAAGTGAGGAATTTGCTGTTATTTGCGGTGAAATTAACTATACTTTTAGTAGAATAATAGCCAAAACTATTGGTCAAGTATCTTATACTAAAATTGCTATTGCTACTGGTGTATTAGAGAATATAAAGCAAGAACTATATAGACGCATGGCATCTCCGTATGAAGACAAAAAAATTGTAGAAAATGGAGATATCAAAGAATACAAGGTTATTTAATGGATACAGATAATCAAAAACTACACAAATCCATACTAGATAATAAAAAGAGTATACAAGATATACAAAAAGATAATAAAGATATCAAAAAAATACTATCTAAGATAGAAAGAAATCTTTCTTTACTTGTTAATAAAATACAAGAATTTGAAATTGTCTTTGATGCTGCTGAAATTATAGAAGAAGAAATAGAGCGACAAATAGAAGATTATAATACAGATTGGTCGCCCTACAATGACGAAGATTTTCAACCAGAAGAATACGAAGACTACGATCCTGACGAAGATACACATGGATTTTGAAGATTGGTTTGAATTACCTGATGAAGATTTAGAATATCCTCTGTTACCGTGTGTAGATAGTATTTGGACTGAATAAAAGATTAATGCTTGACAACATCTATAGACGATGATATACTTAGGCTATCACAGGACAATAACTTTTTTGGAGACTATCGCAGATGAAACTTGCAGATCGTACAGTAGAAATTCATTCAAACGGTGTTGACGCTAGTAATCAGTTTAGCATTGCACAAACCAGCAAAATGTTTAAGATTTTGTCAGACTCGTTGTATTCTGATAAAGTAATGGCAGTAATTCGTGAACTTTCTACAAATGCTAATGATGCTCATGTGGCATCAGGCAACAGGAATCCTTTCAAGGTTAGTTTACCTACACAAGCAAACCCTAACTTTACGGTGAGAGATTATGGTACTGGATTATCTCAAGAAGATATGGAAGAACTCTATACAACTTATGGGGCTAGTAACAAGAATGACAGTAACGATTTTACTGGTTGTCTTGGTCTTGGTTCTAAGAGTCCATTTGCTTACACTAAAAGTTTTAGCACAACTTCTTTCTTCAATGGCAAAGCGTACAATTACATAGCTGCTATGGATGAAGGTGGAGTGCCTAGTCTAAGTCTGTTTGGGGTCACTCATACTGATGAACCTAATGGCCTTGAAATCAGTTTTGCAGTAAAGCAGAGCGACTTCCAAGAGTTTACTAATAAGTCTAAGAGAATCTTTCATTACTTTAAGACTAAGCCAATGATGGAGGGTGGTACTTGTAAACTTCTTCAGAACCATGAGTATTCTCATACTAATACTATTGTAGAAGGGACTAACTGGCGTGTTGGTAGAATATCTGATAATGACGACAAATATCCTAGTACATATAACAGTCCCGGTGCTGGTATTGTGGCTATCATGGGTAATATTGCGTACCCAGTAGATTCCGATAAAATTATCGGCAAAGAAGAACAAGAACAAAAGAGTGATGCTATTCAGCGATGGAATAGAGCATTCAAGAAAGCCGATGTAGACAACTGGACTAATCTAGTCAAAGAGATATTAAACTCTGGTCTATATCTTGAGATCACCTGTAATATTGGTGAACTAGAGATGGATGTTAGTAGAGAAGGTCTACAGTATACTAAGGGTGTTATTAAAACTCTTAGAGAAAAGACCCAAGATATTTATCTACAACTCAAGAGCAATATGTCAACAAAGGTTGAAGAGTGTACTAATCTTATAGATGCTTACCAAACATATTATAAGCTGGCTGATATTGCTGGTGGATATACTGCTGGTGCAGAATGGGTCAATGCAGAAGGTAAGAAACATGATTTGTCTGCTGGTGAAGACTTAGATTATAAATTAGGTAAACACAAACAGTTGTATGTTATTAATTATCGTACTGCTAGTCATCGTTCCAAGAGAATGTTGTATCTTACACATAAAATCCATCATGAGACTTTACAAGGCAGATCATCAAACTACTGGGACAAAACCCGTAAGACTAATCCTCTAGCCTTCTTTGTCTGTGACACTAGAAGTCCTGAGACTGCCAAGAAGATTGCTATCAGATATTGTAATAAGAATGATTGCATGGCGTATCTTATGGTTGACACTCAAAATCCAGCAGAAGATTCTGGTGAGGGTTTCGCTAAACTTATTAAAGATATTGGTGGCGAAGAGAACGTCAAGAACATCTCTGAATACCGTAGTCTGCTACAATCTAGCACCAAGGGAAGAACTGGCACTGGTGCTGGTATGATTAGTAAAGACGAAATCTTTCTTCTAAAAAGTTCTAAAGATTATAATAAGAAAGAGTGTTCTAATCTTAGCGGTAATAATCTCAATGATTCTGCCCAACTTAGCGAACTGAGCGATAGTCTGGTAGAAGGACTAGAAGATGCTGAACAAGTAATATATGTTCCTATCACTAGATATAAGTCTGTTAGTCCTTATCCCAATCTTCATAACATCTATGGTTTAGCACAAAAGGATAATGTTTTAGGTAGTATTTTGTTTAGCAGATATAACATCTATGCTATCAAACAAAGTTCAGTAGCTAAGTTACAAAAGCAGGGTATTAACTTAGTATGCTTTAATAAATGGTTTAAGAGTAAGGCTGCAAAAATGTCTAAGAAATTAAGACAAGAAGTAGGTAAGTATGATGCAGTCATTAATCATTGTGATAAAGAATATTCTACCTCAGACTTTAAGAAGCAAAGAAGTTGGCACAGCAGTCCAGAGCGTTCAGATAGAGTTCTAATGGCTAATCTTTTAAATATCTATGGCCTTGACTACAAGGATTATATTAAAGATGAGACAGTCACTCAGGCGATGGATCAGTGGCTACTTATATACTACTTTTCTCAAGTTGCAAATAGTGAATACTTTAATCTTAGAGTATTTAGTAGACAAAGACTTGAACAGCATGTAGACAATATAGCAAGTGTATATAATATCACAGAAGGTGCAAAGGATATTAATGCTAAAATGCTTAAACTAAACAATATGCTTTTTGAATTTAAGAAACTGTATGGTTACGAAGAGTTGCCAACTGGCAACAAATCCCGTAGTCAGGCAATCATCAAGACCCTGCCTAAAATGGATGCTCTTAGAAAAATTCTTAAAGATACTATTGACAAGTCACCGATACTAAAGTATATTGTTAGTAGTAACGACGATTTGGATGTTGAGAGGATCAAGACTAATGACCCTACAGATATTCATAACACTGGTTACTATGGTCGAGACAAATGGTTTGACAATGTTGAACTCAGCGAACTGAGAACAGCAATAGGAAATTTGGTTTAGGTTTTAATCACAGGAGTTTAATTATGAGTGTTCCTTTCATGTGGGTTGACGGTAACTTAACGGTGATCTTAAAGAATAAGGCTCACCAAGTAATTCCAGATCATACTAATTACAAGCTGATTCTGGAAGCACTACCAACAGCAACAGAAGATGAGTTGCTAGAACTGGTAGACATTGAGAAAGCTGTTGCTAGTTTTAGTGACGGACAAGTATCAATCGTAAATGGCAAGGTGATGTTTGAAGGTGAAGAAGTTCACGGTAGCATCAGTAAGAGAATTATAGAATTTATGAGTAAGGGTTTGCCTTTTGAGCCTCTTGTAAAGTTCTTGCAAAATCTTATGGAAAATCCAAGTATGCAGAGTCAGCAAGAATTGTATGACTTCTTGGAGCATGAGAATCTTCCTATCACCGAAGACGGATGTTTCCTTGCATACAAGGCAGTCAATAGTGATTTTAAAGACAAGTGGAAAGGAACATTCGACAATAAGGTTGGTCAGGTCTGCGAAATGCGTCGAGCAAAGGTAGACGACAATCGTAAAGTTGGATGCTCACAAGGTCTTCATGCGGGAGCCTTGAACTATGTTGCTAACTATGGTAATGTTGATGCTGGTGATAATATCGTAATTGTTAAAATTAATCCTGAAGATGTTGTCAGTGTTCCCAGCGACTGTAACTGCGAGAAACTTCGCACTTGCAAATATGAAGTAGTCGGTCTTTATCAGGGTGAATTACCAAAACCTCTTTATAAGGCAGAGTTTGAAGCAGACTCTTACGTTGATGACGAAGAATATCAAACTGTGTATGATGAATATAATGAGGATTATTGGGATCAGTTTGAAGACGATGATGATGAAGATAATTACGACGAATTTTAATGTCCTGTGATTCCTGTGATAGTAGGTGAGCAATTAGGGCTAAGGTGGTTCGATCCCACCACACCTCTTTAAAGGTTGATTATATAGTTTTACGGGGTATTATAAAGATAGTCAGATTCATTTCTTATATCGCATGAGGTATATATTATGTACGATCCAGACCCAGAACATTATGAATATGATGACGACGAATTTAAGAATTATCCTAATGAGTATAACGAATACGGATATCCTAAACAGTTTAAGTTTGATTGGGATGCTTGGGAATCTTGGCTATTACAAGCCATGAAAGATATCACAGAAGAAAATAACGTCTGGTATGTCACCAATAGTAAGTCAGATAAAAAAAGCGAAAAACAATTAGACAGTAAATATTTTGCATATCTTGGGAATAATTCGTTCCAAGAACCTATATGGAAAAATAAATATTTTGTAGTAAATGAAATAGATAAACAGTATAATGCTCATATCAGATCACATGCTAAACATTTTTTATCACAACCTCAATATTATAAATCTTTATTTGATATTATGAATTAGGAATAAAATGGAAAACAAAGACGACCAATGGTTGAATATAGTTAACTTAGATAAGTTAATAAATTTTAGTAGAAAAGTTGTATATGCAAATTTAGGAGAAGAATACACTGATGTTTCTGATGCGGGTTTTTTAGAATTAGTAGAAAACATGCCAGAAGACCAAAAGCAAGAAATGAACAGTATTCTTTCTTTGTCTGAAGCTAGAGCAATATTCAAACCCTTTGTGAGACAACAAAGACATAAAAAAACATTAAGTATTAAAACATCAATTTTAGAATCTGATTATGATACTATATTGAGGCAATTAAGCGAACGAATGATATCGAATATTGTTCGTAACTTGGTTAACAGAGGATTAGTAGAATCTGCGTTTGATGAAGAAAAGAACGACTTTATTTTTTGGGTTAAAAAAGACTAGTTATATAAGAATTGGAGCAATAATGTCTAATTGTGTTCGTCCGTCAACATTCGACGGCATTGTAGGTCAGCAAGATGTCGTACAACGCTTGAGGATCATCGTAGCTGGCTGTAAAAAAACAAGACAAGCTATGTGTCATACTTTAATAGATGGGCCTCCCGGCCTCGGTAAGACGACGATAGCTAGCGCCATAGCTAAAGAGATGGATGTTAATCTGTATACCGTCAATGCAGCTAATATTAGAAGTATTAAAAATATTATACCGTACTTGATGGGTCTTGAAGGCAGATCAGTTTTATTCATTGATGAAATTCATAGACTGCCTAAGCTAGTAGAAGAGTTTCTATATCCTGTTATGGAAGATTACCGTATGGATATTCTTACAGATGGAAAGCCAGAAACTATTGATTTGCCAGTATTTACTTTGGTAGGTGCTACTACTAGTGGAGGTAGTTTAAGTCAGCCTTTTTATGATAGGTTTGTAATTAAAGAACATCTTCAGTTTTATTCTGCTGAAGAGTTAGCTGAACTAGCAGGATCGAACGCTGATAAGATAGGAGTTGATGTATCTCCAGAACAAATGATTCAGATAGCTAGAAGAAGCAAAGGCACTCCTAGAATTTTAAATGCTAGACTACAGTGGTACAGAAATTATACTTCTTTTTATGAAGATAATGATTATACTATTGATGACATATATAATAGTCAGGGTATTGATGAAAACGGGTTTGATTCTAATGATAATTCATACCTAGAGGTGTTGAAGAAAAACAGAGGTAATCCTTTGGGTATTAAAAGTATATCTTCTATGACAGGTATTGCTATGGAAACTATCGAAAATAATATTGAGCCTTACATGGTTAGAATGGGTTATGTAGTTAGAACGCCTAAAGGTAGAGTAGTAGGAGGCGGTTGTCCATGAAAAAGAATGTGGTTATTACTGGTTGTGGAGGTAGATTAGGTCAGCAGTTTATTGGTTGTTACCAAAACACTTATAATATATATGGCATATCTACAAAAAATAAAAATAATACTTTCCAGTATCATCATATTAATAAAGGTCTGGGTAGATGCAACGAAATTATTGATAGTATTCCAGATATAGACTGCTGGATAAATAATGCCTATGCATATAATATGATCGACCCAAAAGAATATAGTCATGGATTTCTACAGGAACTTCATGTAGGATTGGTTGTTCCTTTTGAATCAGCTTGTTATTTATATAAAAAATGGAATACAAAGGGCGATTGGTCTAGAAATAAAAACATACTAAATATATCTAGTATTGCTGGAGTAAATTTTTATGACATTACACAAACTACTTATGGTTCCTGCAAATCTGCCATGAATAGAATAACTGTGGATTTAGCTAAATCTTTTACAGGCAAAGTTAGAGTCAATGCTATATGTCCCAATAGTTTTCCTTATTATGTTAGTTACGAAACCATCCTAAGCAGTATGCAAAACTTTATAGAGGGGACAGAAACAGCTACCTTGCACGTTCTAGACCAGAATAATAACTATAAAATAAACGGCTAAATTTAGCCATATTCTACTATCTGATTGCTCCATAAATACACCTTTTCGGTGTATTTTTTTTTGGAGATATATAATGTCAAACACTTTAGAAATATTACTGATAATAACTTTAGCCATATTAATTTTTAGTGCTGGTCTATATGTTGGTAGATTTATGAACAATAGTCATACAGAAACCAAACCCTCTAGCTTTTTGAAAAGCCAAGGCAGAAAGAATACTGGTCAAAATAGCAATATAGAAATTGATGATACAAAAGTGGTTTTAAAAGTAGACACAGGTGGTATGGAGAAAAAATTTGACAAAATGACAGAATCTAAAAGTGTCAAAAATGATATTTCTAGTTCTGTAAACAAACTTAAAAGCATGAAAGGTAAATAATATGATAGGTCTTGATGTCGGCACAAGTTTTATTGTTGCTTCTTCTTACAATGGAGATAAAATCGAGTTTAATGACTTTAGAGATGCCTTTTATGTAATTAAACCAACCACACCTATTGCTACAAAGATGGTAGAAAAAGGTCTGAAGGGTAAAATATTTATTAAAGATACAGATGGTTCTTTTGTAATACTAGGAAAAGACGCTATAGAAAAAGCAGTAGAAAGAAATGAAACTGCTCGCCGCCCTATGTATAGAGGCGTAGTATCTGTTAAAGAAAAAGACGCGAAAAGAATATTGGCTTATATACTAAAAGAAGTTGTAGGTCAAGCAAGCGAACCTAACGAAAAGCTGGTTTTCTGTGTTCCTGCGCAGCCAGTGGATCAAGAAGATGATGATTTTGACGTAGGCTACCATGAAGATGTAGTCAAGACTATTTTATCAGAAGTTGGATATGATGCTAGATCAGTAAATGAAGCTGAAGCATTATGTTATTCTGAATTAGAAGATAGCGATTATACTGGAATTGGTATTAGTTGTGGAGCAGGTATGACCAATGTTTGTGTTATGCTTAACGGCGAACCAACCGTAGTCTTTAGTACAACAAAGTCAGGTGATTGGGTAGACCGCATGAGTGCCGTAGCTACCGGAGAACCAGATAGTGTTGTTCAGGTTGAGAAAGAAGGTGGTGGTTTTAAAGTAGGCGAACCAAACGATAGTCCTGTATTAAGTGCAGTAGCATCTTATTACGACAGACTAGTAGAATATACAGCCAAACAATTATCTTCAGCTTTAGCTGGACACAAATCGTTACCTAAATTTAAAAATGCTATTAAAGTTGTAGTTGCTGGTGGTACATCACAAGCAGATGGATACATTGAGAAACTACACGAGAAATTATTAGCAGCAGATTTCCCTTTAGAGATAGAAGTAGTCAAGCACGCTGCCGATCCACTTCATTCTGTATCTAAGGGATGTTTAATTGCTGCTAGTATACTAGAGTAAGTAATTATGTATGGTAAATTTATCAGAAAATCCATTTGATTTTTTTCAACATATATACTGTATATCTTTACCTCAATCCTCAGATAGAAAAACAACTATATCTAAACATTTTGAAAATTTAAAAATAAAAGATAGAGTTGAATTTATATATGTCGATGCTCCTGCTGGAAATTTTAACAACACCAATTTCAAAAAAGCAGGAGTATTAGGATGTTCTTTGAGTCATATGAAAGCAGTATACGACGCAGTTGACAAACAGTACGATAACTGCTTAATTATAGAAGATGATACTTTTTTTAGTCAAGACTACCATAAAAGGATGTTGGTCGGATTATCTGAATTACCAAAGGATTGGGATATTTTGTACTTTGGAGGTAGTCCTCATGAGAAATTGATACCGATATCTTCTCAACTATCTACATCAGGCAGAATGCTCGGTACTATAGCTTATGGATTAAATTCTAAATACTACAATAAAATTTTAAACGCATATTTCAACAATATTTGTAAAAGTTTTCCTATGTGTTGTGCTGATAATATTTTGAAAAACCTGAATCAACAAAATAAATCATATACTTTCGATCCCTATATATGCGAAACACATGAAGGTATGAGTTTGATAGAAAATAGACACACATCATATCATAACTATATTTATGACATATGGAAAACACACAGTCAAAGAATGGAGTAAATTATGAATTTATTATCTATATTCAGAAAAGAAGTAAGATATGCCGTCAGATCACCGGGATGGTCTGCATTACGAAAGAAACATATAGAAAAACAACCATGTTGTCAGGCATGTGGGTCTTGTAAAAGGCCGGAAGTGCATCATATTGTGCCGGTTCATCTAGACCCATCAAAAGAGCTAGACCCTGATAATCTTATAACTTTATGCGATAAATACTGTCATTTCCTTTTCGGCCATTTAATGAATTATAAAAGCTGGAATACTAATGTTATAGAGGATTCTAAGGTGTATTATAATAAGGTTAAAAATAAACCCTTCAAATAATAATGAAAGGGGTATTGAGATGAAATACCTTATTGTAGCAATACTATTGCTTTTGCCTATTCAGGCTTATTGCGGAACTATTGACCCTACCGTTTCTGACGCTAAATATTTAGAGTACGGAGAGAAATATGAGTGTGTTTTACCCATATTAGGAGTCATGAATAATGATTTAAATGCGCAGTTTAGGGGGTCTTGCGTAGTAATAGATGAATATCACATACTAACTGCTGCTCATGTTGTACACAATTCCATAACTCAGCATGTAATATATAAAAATGAAGCATATCCTTGCTCAATCGTAGCTGTTCACGGAGATTATAAGTCCGGTGTTATGGGCAAAAACGATATTGCTATAGCTAGATTGCAAAGACCAATAAAATTAGACTTTTATCCCGAATTGTATAAAGACAGAGACGAAGTTGATAAAGTCTGCGGCCTTTCTGGGTTCGGTCATCACGGAGATTTTAATAGTGGATGGATTATGAGTACTTTTGATAATCAAAGAAGGGCTGGATCGAATATCATTGACGGAGTAAGTAAGAATGTATTACAGTACTCTGTACACTCAGGAGATAAAACAGAATTAGAGTTTTTAATATGTCCGGGAGATAGCGGCGGAGGTTTATTTATAGATAAAAAATTAGCAGGTATACACTCTTATGTTTCTGCCACTGATGGTAAGGGAGATTCTGATTATGGAGATATTGGTTGTAGCACAAGAGTAAGCGATTATGTAGAGTGGATAGAAAAAGTTAAAACAGTGCTTAGTGAAGCTATAAAAGCAGCCAAAGCAGCACAATGATTTACGAAATTCTTTCCATCAGACCATAACACTGTATAAATTTGCATCTATTCATATAGATTTGACGAAGCATATATAATTTTTCCCATTGAGAGTTGTGAAACTTAGTGGATATCTTAGAATTGAATCCAACTAATATTATCTCGTCACGATAATTTTTAACATCCATAAAGTATTCGTATGCTATCATTCCAGTACTTATATTTTTACCAGATGGATAACCTACTTTATTTCTTATGTTTGTTTTATTTGGATCTAGAATTCCTAGCTTATCATCATCAAAACGATATTTGTCTATTTCTCTTTGATAAAATCTTTTTGAAATTTCAGACATATAAGAAGGATGTGTATGAAAATATATCTTTTTAAATAATTCTTGGTCCTGTTTTAATTGCTTTATATTTGCGTATGCTTCTTTACCGTGTTTTCTCTCTGCTGTTTTCCTAGATATACAGATTTTATTGTCATAGTCAAGCACTTCTTGGAACCTCAAGGGCCACAAATAATTAAATAAAACCAGTAAGTTTTCACCGTTTAATTGTAATTTATCTATAGATTCTTGTGTGAGTTCTATGTTATTTGCTATTATGTAGTATTTCATATTGCTTTATTTTTCTTTATGATATCTGTAGTAGAATATCCAGGAATTTTAGGGAATAGCATAACATTTTTTACACATTCTGATCCTACAATTTGCTTATCTTTATAGTCATCTCCAACCACTATAGTTTGGACACTCAAAGACTTGATAAGCATTTTTAGTTCTGAATCAGAATCAAAAACAAAAACTTCATCTATCTCATTAATTTCTAAAAGTTTTTTATACCTATATGTTTGACCGTTAATAGGTCGATCCAAACCTTTTCTTTGTTTTATTCTTGTATCTGCGTCTATACCTACTATAAGTTTATCTCCCAATGATTTAGCATATCTAAACAACTCTATGTGTCCTTGGTGAATAATATCAAAACAGCCATTAGTCCATATTATTTTTTTCATAAACACAAGTTCCCTTTTTTCTTATTACTTGGTTGCAGCATTTTTGAGCATATTCTATTGCTTCTGTAATAGGATTACCGCAATCAATAGCGTAAGTAAAAGCTGTCGTGAAAACATCTCCTGCGCCAGAAACGTCAAAAGTCTGCAATACCTTAGGAGGAAGAAATTCTTGTTCATTATATAAAACACCTTTGCTTCCTCTTGTTATAATTATTTTTTTAATGGTTTCTTTATCTACTATATCTGCATTATTGGAGAATTCTTGTTCATTCAGTTTAATAAAGTTATAGCCTTCGATTATTTTTTTAGTTAATTTGCGTTTAGTATCTAAAACAGTTAGAGGTGCTGCCCTGCCTAACTTTTCTACATCTATATCCCAAAGAAAGCCTTTGCAGTAATCAGAAACTATAATACAAGAAAAGTCTAATTTAATCTCTGTGTTAACTCTAGCTACAGAATCGTTAATATCACATCTCAATAGCAATTGATTTGTTTTACTGTCTACATATCTAATTTTTCTAATTTCTTCAGGATTATTAGATATAAAATCTATCTGATTTTCCCAAAATATTTTAGCGTTTGCATGAGTGTTACCGGCCATTCCTAAACACTCTTTAAAACTTTCTACTTTTATTATTGGTACCGGGCCTTCTGGACATATTCTTTCACAAACACCATAAATATATTTGTCAATGCAAGAGTCTCCTATAACAGCATATCTTTTACTCATTAAAAAACTCCTCAGGATGTATAGTTTTATCATCTATAAAAATATCATAAGAAGGTTTTCCGAATATAATCTTATGTCTTTTACATCCCCATTTATTCAGCTGTTGTACAGTAAGTGCCTCATAATTTTTACCAGAAGCAGAACCTCTCGCAGTCCAATATATTATTGTATTTCCGGCTTCAAAAAGATTATTTATGTGTTGTATTCTTGTCTTAATGGGCTTACTGTTTATGTAATCTCCATTAAGGGTAATACAAATAGTATTGTCTATATCTACGTAATAATTCATTTGCTGTTTATAATCCTATATGAGTCGTCATCATCATGGTGAGTAGAAATTTCTATAAAGTCACACGGATAATCTAGATTACTAGTAAATCTATGAGCCACTCCAGCCTCTATAGTAAAAGACTGACCTTTCTTTAATATAATAGTATCAAAAAGTTCTGATTGCCAAAATTCTAATTCTAAGTTTTTAGAGTGTTGCAGTAAAAGTTCTCCACCAATAACGTAAAATGTTTCTTTCTTATTTTTATGATAATGAACAGAACACCACTTATTACTTAAAACATGCAAATGTTTTCCGCAATACAGATTGTTATTTTCTATCCATAATTCATAACCCCATTTTTTTAAAATTGTAATCATTGTTATTGTATAATATTGATATTTTGATAAGAAGGTAGTAATATATCATATATGTATTTTTTTTCTAATTTTGGCTGATGTTGATAAAAGTTTATGCTAGATGTTCCTGTAGTTGGACTTTTAAAGAAGTCAAAACCAAAAATATTGATTTTATGATTGTTTATATTTAAGAGAATATCTAAAATGTATAATATTGTATGCATACCAGTAGTTAGTATCAGTTTTTGATTGTAATTGTTATTAAATTCTTGTTGATTTTTTTGATAGTTAACATTTATAATCAGTCTATCTTTTAATTTATTGTACTGTTGTTTTTTGAGGCACAGATTTAAAAATCTTCGTATTCCTTCATCACTCCAATTATTCCATATAATATAATTGGGTTTAAGATTATTAAATTGTGGATACACTATATTCGGCCAAAATCCAGTAACCCATATATTGGTCTTATATCCTACCTTCTTATTTACAAGACACCTATTCATTCTGATGACACAATCATGACTATCTATAAATTCACCACGATTATAATTATTTATAGAAGTAGCATTTCCAACAATTGCAATTTTTTTGCTATTGTTTAAAAAATTCGCAATATCTATATGGTTTATTTTTTCCGTTGTCTCAACTGTAATCTTAGGCCTACTGATATCTTTAAAATCTTGATCATCATAAGTATGACTAGTATATTGTCCGCAAATTTTATTAGGCGTTATTGTTTTTAAGAAAAGATTGGCCGTTTGCCATTTTTTAGGAAATATAGCTATGTTGTTTTTATGTAGAAGTTCACACAGAGGTACGGTGTAACCAACTTGTGCAATCACTAAATTAGAAATAAAAACCAAATCAAACAAGTCCGAAACAGAAGTCTGCCCCATTAAATCCATGTCGCATTTTATTTTGTAGTAGTTGTTTGTTCCAATGCCTACAAAATAATAATCTTTTTTAAATTCAGATATAAATCGATTAATTAAATTTGGATTACAATCAACATTGTCTAGTCTCTTTTTATTATGTCTAGGTTCTATATATCTAACAATACATATTTTTTTATTATTTGGCTTATTTTTTAATATATTTTTAATAAAATTGTGATTTTTTATTTTATGTTCTTTATAAAAATTAATCTGATAAGGACAAGAGGAGGTTATGTCTTCTAGAATTGTAGTTTCTGAATTAGACTTATTAGGTAAGTAACTAAATATTTTTGCCTCATCATCTATGTTTTTTGAAAAAGGCAGCACAAGGCATTTTAAATCTTCAAAAACTTCTGGATAATTACTGTAAACCGCTATAGGCTCTTTAACATTATCTAAATAAGATTTTACGATCGGATATAAGTATATAGAATCTCCTAATCCGCTTTCTCCTCTTATGTGTAGCATATTATCTTTTCTTGTATTTTTTCTGGAAAACAAACGACATTATATTTTCTCTACCGCATACAGATTCTTGATCAGATACTTCCAGAATAATATAATTCATTTCACTAAAAAAACTAATTAAACCATTGATAGTATAATAATAATAATGTTCATTCGGCCTATAATGCTTGCTTTGTTTAACTTTGAGTATATTGTCAAATACAGGAATAGAAACTATTACGATTTTATTTTTAGGTATTTTATTCAGTAGTATGTCAGGATTCTTAATATGTTCTAAAACATCCCACATAGTAAAACCATCAATATCATCTAAATTTTCTGAATAAGGGTCCAGATATATATCTTTTTCTTTTAACATTGTAATAGCATATGGGTTTATATCATAACCAAAGGTTTTATTTTTATACTTCTTAATAAATTCACCAGAACCTATTCCTATATCTAGTACCGAATTGCAATATTTACTAGTTATATGTGTTCTAAACTCATTTAATTTTTTTGATATTTCTGTATTTTCGTAACTAATATATTTATTAAAATATTCTTTACTATAATCAATAGATAAAGACATATCTCTCTGATAAGCAACTGTAAAATCACTCAATATATTCAATGAACCAAATTCAAAACTTGGCTTAGTTTGCATAATAGATTTAGTCATTTATTTTGTGTCCTTTATCAATTCTAATAATATCGTTATTATCTAGCTCTACAAAGTATATTTCAAATGCTATGGTGTCCTCTAAAGCAGAAAATCTATGTTGTAGTCCGGGAGATACGGAAGTGCTTTGTCCATCAGCTATTATAGTCTCATCAATTAAATCATAATCTTTTTGCCAAACTTCTATTTTAAGCTTTCCTTTTTCTACATAAAACATATTGTGTTTATGTAAATGATAGTGTCTTGAACACATATAGCCTTTATGCACTTCTATGCGATGCATAGAAACATTATTTTTATCAAACAGACATTCTGTATTACCCCAGATTTTTCCCTGCCTCATATTGTCATCCTTTAGTGTATACTAATTATAACTACATTATAATAAACAAAGGAGATTACTGATGTTTTTCAGCCGCAAAGATTCGTTTCTTTTCCCGTATGTAAAAGAAGACATATATTCAAATTTCTCAGATCGTCAGCAGATCCCTTGGTCAATATCACAATATAACATACCCCGTTTATGGGGTAAATATACTGGTCAAAATGTAGTAATTGCCGTTATTGATAGCGGATGTGAACTAAATCACCCTGATTTAAGAGGCAACTATATAGAAGGATACAATACTATAAATAAAAATAAAGACCCACTTGACGAGAATGGTCACGGCACTCATGTAGCTGGTACAATAGCTGCTGTTAATAATAGTCAGGGAGTTGTGGGGGTAGCACCTGATGCAAAGATCATGCCTATTAAAGTGTTTGATAAAAGCGGAGCAGGATCAACGGCTAATGTAGCTAGTGCTGTAGAATGGGCCGGTAAAAATGGCGCAGATATTATCTGTATGTCTTTAGGTTCTAAACATGGTAGTAGACATTTAGAGAAAGCAATTATGGGAGCCTTGAATAGAGGTGCTGTATGTTTTTGTGCAGCGGGAAACTCTGGTGAAAAAACAGACATCCTCTATCCTGCTAAGTTTGAGTTAACGGTTAGTACAGGCGCCATAGATATAAATCAAAATAGAACACTATTTAGTTGTAGCGGGGAAGAGTTAGACTTTCTAGCACCCGGTGCAGATATATTAAGTACCATGATGAATGGTCGCTATGCGGTTATGAGTGGTACTAGTATGGCAAACCCCTATGTGGTTGGATGTGCTGCGTTGCTTTGTGAGTGGGCTAAAAAACACAGAATTAAATTAACAACAGCAAACGACTATATTGAATATCTTAAAAAGTATACTACGCCTTTAAAAAATGCAAAGTATAAAAATAACAAATCATATGAAGGTCATGGTATTTTAGATCCAAGAAAATTTAATTTTTAGTTTTCTCTTGATCTTTATAGTAGGAAAAATATGGTGTCTGTAGAGGGTCTACGCCTAACCGTTTCAATACCTTGACAGCAAATGCTCGTTCTTTTTGTATTTCTGCGTACTCTCTGCCATCAACATCATAGACACTAGTGTAGATAGGATACTGCTGATACTGTATTTGATTGTAAGTAGTCAAGCGACCTCCGTTGTTAGCGAAGTTCATGAATTTACTCATGCTATTACCAACCATTTGCTGTGCAGAACCAGTGGTGCAAAAAACGGATAAGATAATCGTTAATAAAATTTTTCTAAACATAACCAATCTTTCTGTTAAAGTATACAACTATATATAGTAGTCCAACGTAGCATACCTCACAAGGCGTCTTATGCTTGGAATTCGTTCTTGAAAAGTTTATAAAAACATTTCTCATCTTCACCTATATCATAGTATGCAGGATCTTCTTTTATGTCGTGCCACCATTGATAAAAATAAAACTTGTTATATAAATCGGGGTTCTTTAAAGCAATACAGGACAAAAGCTCTTCTTCTAAAGTGACAAGATTATTATCCAAACAAATCTGCAAACCTTCATCAAAGTCTCTATGTACAGAATTTATAGTTTTAGGATCTCCGCCAAATAAACCTCCTATTATATAATCTATATGTCTATTTGCTGAAGGTGCTATTAATTCTTTAATTCTAGGTCTTATAGGCATTTCTTCTTTTACTATTGTTAAAATTTTTTCTTTATAATCAGATAGAAACTTACCCATATTAGGAGTAAAAATACTAGCTTTATTCTCTGGGTAATAAAGTTCTGGTTTTGTTTCTTGCTTACTAAATTTTTCTCTACCTCCAAATTTTTCAGGAAAAATACCGTGATGAAATAATCCTGCATCTATCCAAAAGAAACTATTAGAATTATAATAATTATCATTAACTGCCTGATTTAACCAATAAAGCTTAGACAAACAAAGAGTGTGATTTCTATCGTTGTATGTATAAGGAATATCTGATTTTAACCTGTCGTTCAAAAACCATCCAGACTTTCTTTTTATATCTAATATCCTAGAGCCATATTTAAAGTCATTCAAATCTTGTATAATAATTTTATAGTCATCATCATGCCTATGCTTTTGCATAAACTTACTCAACTTACCAAATACTTTTTCGTGTGTATATATTATTATAGGTAAATCTAATTTCAGTATATTTAAAAAAGGAGGTGAGTAAAAATCAAAACACCATCCTCTGCCACCTATTATTTCTTTATGGCTATGGTGATATATTGCTGTAACTAAAGTAGCTTTACTGTCTATTTTTTTTGCAGTATCCATAGTCCATCAGTCTTTGAGGGAGATTTTTATTAGCATATAATTTCCAATTATAGGTCATAAGGTAGTGATTATCTATAACTTGTCCACGATTGATTGTTGACGGATCAGCTATTTGAGTAACGATTGGCAAATTACCACAAAAACAATTGAAATTTGGATAAATATAATCACTAAAAAATGTATCTATAGCCTGCATCATTCCGTCATTATTCCATTCTTTAAACACTAGAGGCCATTTTAAAACTTCTGATAGAAGAGATTTTTTATATATAACAGCACTTAGCCCATATATTTTGGTGTGTTTTTCTTCTTTAGGGGGCACATCTCTCAAACTAATCAAACAATCATTCCTATCCATCTTTAATGGTCTATGTAAACTGGGAGCTAGATGAAACATGTCCCATTCAACTTTATCTAAAGCTTTTAGACAATCCTCTAAATGTTGTTTTGCGTGAGGTAGAAAAAATATATCGTCTTCACAAACCATTAAGTAGTCAAGATTTTTTTCAATACCCAGTAAAGCTACTGCCATGTGACTTTTTGCACAGCCCACATGACTGCCAGTATTAATTCCGGGAAATCTATGATACTCCCATTCCATATATTCAAACTCTTTAACTATATGATTCCATCTATCTGGTCTATTGTCTAGATTTATAATAAATTTAGGAACACTATTGATATCAATCATAATTTAAAGCAACCCCGTAATAGGTACGGCCCAGCCTTGAGATTTACTATAAGGCCATACTATCCAACTATTTGGTTTGATTTCTGTTTGAAATTCTCTCCACACTTTACAGTATCCGTCAGGATCTGTTTTCATTCTGTGAATTTCATCTTTATTTGCATCTTGTCTATAAATATCATTTCCTTGATCATCCTTAAAGGCTACACACCAAAAATCATAATCCTGCAAAGGAACTTGTTCAAAAGATATGTCGATACAATGTCTAAAAATAGAAAGTAAAGACCCATAAAATTCTTCGTCTGATATATTATTATTGACGTTAGGAGCTATTTTGTCTTTAGTTTGAGGACTTATTGCTCTCTTACTAAAACACAACCCTGCATATTTTTCGTATTCAAGTAAACTTCTTTCAGTACCGAAGCCGTATTCTCCAAAATCTTCGTCTTGCTTTTCTCCATCCATGCCAAATAATTTTCTATTTCTTAAATGAGATCTGTCATTGGTTATATGCCAGTTATTGTGGTCATCCCAGTGTTTAGTTCTTCCTTTTCTTGTATATTCATGCCAACATATAAGCTCATTAGGATGAAATAAATCATAGCCATGAGTGAAAGCTCTAGCTGCTATGCTAATTTCTTCTCCATGAAAATACATATAAGGGTCATGCCTAACTTCAGTAGCAAACGACCCTAAAGAAAAAGCAAAATGAGCACTGTAAAACCTAGCAGGCAAAGGTTTAGTTGAGTCGTCATGATTATCAAAATTTGCCGGTAGGAAGAAAACAGCACCTTCAGGTATAAATCTATCAAAATTCATTTTCCAAGGCAACCGTACTCTAGATTCTGGATCATTGTCTGGGTCAAAGCTTGGTATATATGCAGTAATTAAAGGTTTTTTATGGCCGAGATCCTGCAAGCCTTTAATCATATCCTTGAGTTTAGTATCCCAGCCCTTAACAAATCTATGATGACTATCTAATTGTAAAGTGTAGTCTTCATTTTCATATAATGACTGGACGGCATTTCTTGCCCAACAAACTCCTTTCGCTTCTTTATAATTAATATCTATTATTCTTATTCTTTTATCATCTTTATATTTATCTAGATTATCCCATTCATCTTCTTCACTATGTTGCCAAGCTATTCCTACGTAGATATCGTCAGGATTATCTGCATTAGAAAACATGTCATCTAAGGTGGGCAATAATTGAGGATCTCTATAAGATGCTATCTGAACGAATATTGTTTTGCTTTTATTGTTTTTATTCATAAATCACTTTGTTTTTTTATTCTTGAATGTGTAGTAAATTCATATCTACGATAGGTCTATCTGAGTAATTAGTTAGAAAATCCTTGTCTTCTTCTGTTGCGTCTAATATGTATATTGGCACTTCTGAGTTTTTGGCATTATTTTTTATATAGATACCATAATCATATCTCAAACAGTATATATCAAAATCTCTATATAGGCTTAAAAACTTTTCATTACTAAGATCATACTGTATATGAATCTCATATTGATTGTCAAATTCAGCTTCTTGTTCAGCATTAAATGGTACTCCTACAATAACATCTTCACAATCATTATTAAATTTACTTAAAGTAGTTATTGCATCAACATAAGACATATGTTCTATTATGTCTCCAAAAATTGCTAACTGGTATTTTTTTAAATCTATATCTAAAGATATAACATTTTGATAAAAAACATTATTATATTTATCTTTCAAATTAAATTTTAGTATATATTCCTCAAACACTTCCACAGCATCTATGTTTTTATATCCCAAAGGATATAATCTATTATAGTAAGTACCAGCACCAGCACCAATGTCAATAATATTAGATTCAGTATTAATGTATTTAGTAATATATTCTATTGTTTGTTCTTTAAATATACATGTACTGACAGGCATTAGCTTTCTTTCCTTTCGGACTTTTCGTAATGCTCAGTTCTGTTATGTGTAATTGGACTAGCTAGTAGTATAGCTGGATTTATCTTATTCTCTTTAGTAAGAGTGTATATATGACTCATCCATGTCTGTTCATAAGGGTATTTCCATTTTGTATTCAAAAACATTTTTTGATTACCATCTCTACTAATTATGTGTGGCCAATTACAATAGTAAATTTCACCTTCTGCGTATGGTATTCTATTGATCTGTTTGATGCATTTAAACTCAGTTGGTGGTCTTTTGTGTGTTTTTCCAAAGTATAAAAACCTTTTATCTTGAGGTACATTATGCCAACTCCATTGTTCACTATTGTTGCCATAAAATTCGCTAAAACTCATTTTCAAAAAGTCATACTGTTCTTTGTCCATTATTTTAACAATAGTCCTAAGAAGATTTTTAACCTCTTTTCTAAAACCAAAGTTACAATATCCAGAAAAATCCAACAACATATCGTCCTCAAAAAACATCATATACTTATCGTTGGATTCTTCAAAATCTTCAGCAGCAAATTGCCTTGACCCACAGATGCCCATATTTCCTTTTTTAACCTGCTCAAACCCATAAGTGGTACATATCTCGTTATATTCTGAATCATACTTTTCTTTAGTACTATTATTGATTAATATCTTTTGAGTCTTATCCAAAAAGTCCTTATCTTTTTCTTCGAAAGATTTAATTACAGAACTTAATTGTTTAGGAGAATTATAAGTATTTATATAGAGTCTAACAGTACTTGATACATTGCTGTTCATTATTACTGGTTTTTTGCGACTTTTAACATCTTCAAAAAATTTAAATACCAAACCATCTCCATTTATATCAAATAATTGTATGGTATTATTTAGTTTTGCTATTAATGAGAATATACTTTCTTCAGTGCCCATATATCCATTATTAAGAGTATCATTAAGCAGTTGATAATATTCGCCATTAATGCTAGATATATTATCTTTTCTACCTCCAAAAAATCCTCCTCTACATACATGATCGACTTTTTTCCCACACATCCTATTCATCTCTTTAATATCGAATCCATGAATTTCGGAATTTGTCTCATAAGGATATCTTATAAACATAAAAGAATCTATTATATCTTCTAGTTTATCAATGACCTTATCATGACTAAAATATCCTGGATGCACAGTGTTGTTAATACCAGCGTCAATCCAGTAAAAAAATTCAGAATCAAAAGTATTCATAATGCTGGCGTTATGCAAGAAAAACATCTTGCTCATTACTACAGGATTGTACATTTGCAGCATTGCTTGCGTACTACCAGATAGCCAGCCAACCTGATTAAGCCACTTAGCATCTGTCCTAATCTTTTCAACTTGTTCACAGAAAGGGAAAAAGTCAGAACAGAAATCTGATATCTCATGTTTAATCCATAATAATCTTTCACTTCTTTTATTAAGTATTCTTTCCTTAATATCCTCAGATGAAAATACTACTATATTCGTATCTTGTGTAGATTCTAATAGTTTATCTAAATTACTTAGATATGTAGAAAAATTTCTCGACCATTCTTTGTCAAGATCAGACCTTCCTAGATCCCATAGTCCAGTAACTAGGGTTGTTTTAGATGACATATATGTACTTAGTTAGAGTATTAATCTCCTGCTCTGCATAAATATTAATGATAAATCACAGCTAGTCAAGTTAATAAATATGCATATGTTTTTTTTTATTTATCTTGACTTTGTATAGTAAGTAAGTACTATAAAAATAGTTAATTTGTTTGTAACGATACTCTCAAAGAAACAGAAAGATGGAAAAAGAAGACAAGAAACATATCAGAAAAACTAAAATAGATAAGAAGAAAAGAGACAAGTATCATACTTCTGATGCTATGGAACATAAAGCAAAGGTGCGGAGCAAAAGAGAAAGACAAATAGGCCTAGAAGAAGACGAATGGGAAGATTGGGATAGGTTTTATAATCAAAAATGAAATATATAGAAGAAATAGATGCTGGTCAGTGTTTTTATTATAAGGAAGATAATTTCCTGATGTCTTCAGATTTCAAGAAAAATGGTGATAGATTGGGTCTTAGTTTAAAAAACGGAGTTAGTCGTTGGTTTGGTCCGTCTGAAACAGTAGAAATCGTGGTTTTATACACAATAGACCAAGACAGTAATTTAAAACACATTAGATCAGAGGACGCTGATGATCCTAATAAGAATATCTAACTTTATCAAATCTCTATTCTTTCACGTATGGTCTGGGTTTCCAAAATGTAGTAAAGATCAAATTTTAAAAAGATGGAATACATGTTTAGTCTGCGAAGAATTTAATAAAGAATATTCTATATGTAATATATGTGGATGCAATTTAAATAACAAAAAAGAATTCTTTAATAAACTAGCTTGGGCAGATCAAGAATGCCCTGCTGGAAAATGGTCGAAAGAAATTAATAATGAAAATAAAAAAGCAAGAGAATAAAAGAAAAAACTACGTACACAATAATAAATACAACTTATTTGATAGCGCACAAGAACAAATCAAATGCACATCAAATGGCTGTAATGCAATTATTGTTAATATTTGCAATAGCCAGCATGTACATGTTAATGCATTTAATAAGAAAGTATATAGCAGATATCCATTAGTACTAGCTAACAGAGAGGCGGTTGGTAGAACCAATTTAGGCAAATGTCAGCCTGTTCTTGTAGATCAAAATAAAGAATATAGTCATAAATTATATGTAGCCAATTTATATGCTTGTTCAGGTAAAAAAACACCTAAAAACAGGACTATTAATTACTATGCTCTAGGGTTAAGCCTCCAGCAATTAGCTGGTTTCATCAGGTCGAACGTAAATAGTACTGAGAATCCTATGTCTAGAATTTTTATAGATAAAAAATGTGTTGCTTTTACTGGATGTAATTGGTCTTTTGTTGACGACCTTCTAGATGATATCCTGCCTGATATTGAGGTAGAGGTATATGATCAATAACAATATTCTATACCTCAAACAGCATCCCTATATTAGCGATGATGTTCATATAGAGATGAATGAAGATCCGTTTCCTTATATAATTATCAATAATTTATTTAAAGAAAATATATATGAGATGATATCCAGTCGTTTTATGGAAATGATAGGAAGAACAAAGCCTTACAAAGATCTACCAGGTGCTGTACATGATTATGCCGCTTATATATATGGTCTTAAAAAAGAAGATTGTAACTATGGTTATGATTTTTTTGTAGATGATATTTGGAAAAATTTTAATATGGCAACATTTGGTATTATACTTAATAAATATATAGCGATGAGCGCACACTGGCATGAAGCACCAGCTAAACCCGGATTTATTCATAACGACTACAATATATGTTCAGTTATTGATGATGGAGCTACAGATTACACCTTAACTGGCAATTGTTATTATTCTGATGATACTGCTACCATGACCCCGCAGGCTCAAAAAATAGCCAGAAGCGTAGCTATGTTGTATTATTTAAACAATGAATCAGACCACCCAAGTGACGGAGGAACAAGCATATACGGCAATTATAAATTTCACAGCAAAATAAAAGATATTCCTCCAAAAAATAACTCTATATTTGTTTTTGCTGTTCAGCCTAATTCTTATCATGGTTTTACAGGAGCAAACTTCAATAGGTCTGCTATAGTACAATGGTTTCATTCTAGTCCTGCCTACATGGTTAGTAAATATAAAAAACTAATGAAAGAAAAGTATATCCAGTACGGTTCTGGTTTTGAAAGATGGCAACCAAAAGAAACTATGTGGGATATTAGAAATGATCCTGAATATAAAAAATATTTT